CTTCGTCAGGTCCTTGTTCCAGACACGGGCTTCCTGCATCCACCCCTGGGCCTTGAGATTGTTGGCGGCTCCGACCACGAGCTGCCAGATGGAGCTTCCTGAAGACTCCGGCGCCGACAGGGTGGCCGACAGGTTGACGTCGACCTCGTCGTAGTTCAGGCGGTGAAGGCGAAGGTTCAGCGTCCCCGACAGGGAGTTCCGGTGGACCGAGACATTGTACCACTGCTCATTGAAGAGCGGGATGTTCGGGATGCTGAGTAGCCCCTCGCTTCCTGTCAGGAACAGGGAGCCTGTCTCGCTGCCCACGAACGGCGTCGTCCAGTAGACCTGGTACGCCAGCTGCTGTGAACCAGTCGGGACGAGGATGCCACCGCTCGAAGAAAGAGCGGTCTGATAGAGAGCGAAGAGCGATCCGGTCGTGATCAGCGGGGTCAGCTCGGTGCTGGTCGACAGCGGGAAGGAGAACCTCACCTCTGCCGAGAGGGCCGAACCCGTGAACGGGACGGAGGTCACCGAACCCGTCAGCGATCCGGAGCCGTGGCTACCAGAGAAGACCATGGCATACACGCTCTTGTCGGCGTGGATGCGGCTGGTCTGGATGCCGACGTTCGGCTTGTAGCCGTACTCCTTCAGGCGAACGAAGTTCTTGTTCACGCCGTAGATGCGGAAGAACGACTCAACGCTCTCCCGTGTACCCTTGCTCTTGTAGAGGTACATCAGGTTGACGAGGGTACGCTTCCAGAACTCGTTCTTGATCTGGTAGAGCTTGACGTCCAGCTCCTTGTTCGCGTCCTGGTTCGCCAGGACGTTCTTGCCAAGGAGGTACTGGAACGCATCCGCGCTGAGGAAGTTCCCGGTGAACTCCCAGCCGAAGAACTTGGCGATGTCGGCGAGCAGAGCGTCCGGGGTCTGGTTGAACTGGGTGTAGTTCGCCCGGAGGACCTTCGTGAACTGGTCGATCTTCACCTTGATCTGGTCGAAGTTGCGAGCCAGGATGTAGAGGAAGTTCTGGAGGACCTGCGTGTTCTCCAGGTTCTCGAGGTTCAGGAAGTTCTCGGGGACGAGCCGAGTGATGATGTTGTCACTGACCCGGTCAAACGCGCTTCCCGAAGCCTGCTGGGTGGTGATGAGGGTCTGCACCTCGGGCGAATTGAAGTACGACGAGAGCATGAGGCTCGGCTGAGCGTAGGGGATCAAGGATCCGGACCCGCGCAAGCCGGTCCAGTAGTTCATGATGCGTCCATTGATCCGGTGACCCGAGAAGTCGAGCACCAGCGGGTCGTTCCCGTCGTCCGGGTTGATGGACCCCGACTCGTTGAAGTGCCAGCAACCCATCAGGTTGTTCTGGGCATGGGCCTGGATGTTGTACGTGCCGGTGAAATCCGCCAGCTGCAAGGCCGAACGCCACACCCTCACCTCATCGAGGGCACCGGAGATGAGTGCCGTCACCTTCCCGGATAGGGTACCACTGCCAATATAGGCCTGGGCATTGGCGATGTTTATGGGGCCTCCGATGAGGCTGGAGGCGGAGGCGATCGCGGTCGGGAAGATGTTCGCCGAACCGGTGTAGGCCACGAGGACCGGGAAATTCGTGTTGGTCCGGTCATAGACGAAGGCGTAGTAGGTCGTCTGTCCGTCCGTCCTCGGGGCGGAGACCTCGGAGGTCACGGAGCCCGAGACCATCCGGAAGGTCATGTTGCTGCCCGAGGCGTAGACGGTGTAGCCGTCTCCCGTGGCGCCCACCTTCTGGATGACGACCATCGCGGCCGAGTTCGTGAAGGCGCCCGAAAGGTTGCACCAGAACTCCACCGCCAATGAACCCGTTCCCGGGCTCAGGATGCCGGCCTGCTGGGTGGTTCCCGCCCGTGTGTCTCCGTAGATCTGACCGAGGTCGACGATGGAGATGAAGGAGGAGGAGATCGCGGAATTGAACCTGAGGTGCCCGGTGTTCTTCGGCCAGACGCTGGAGAGGTACCTCTGGTACGGGTCCAGGTCGAACGTGAACGTGTCGATGACGTCGATGCTGGCGTCGTAGGGGTACTCGTTCAGGATCTTCTCGGCGGTGAGGTTGAAGTAGTCGAGGGCCGAATTGAAGAAGACGAAGTTCTTGAAATCGGAGTAGTCGATCTTGGACTCTGCCACCTGAAACTGGCGGAGCTTGCCGATGATGTAGTTCTGCTCTTCCGGCTTGACCGAGATGGTCGCAAGGCTCTGCGCAGTACCGGCGACGACCTCGCCGGGCTTCTTCATCTGGTCATCGAAAAGTGAGAAGAGCTTGCTAGCCATTCATCTCCGCGTCGCAGAATCGGACGTACTCTTCTGCAAGAGCCTCGTACGTTTCATCGTCCCCGTCCTGTGCCAGACGGACGAGCGCTTCCTCGTACTTCTTGCGGGTCGAGAACCTGAACTCCGGTGTCTTTTGGTCCTGGTCTTCCATCTCTAGAGCTTGCATTGTCCTCACGTTATCCTGAACTTGAATCCCCGGTCGATGATCTGCTTCCGACCGTCTTGATCAAATAGGAAGACAACGCGATAGACCTGCCCCGGTGCGAGGCAACTCATGAAGAACGAGAAGTAGTTTCCGTTCCCATCGTAGCTGAGACGGGTCCAGTCGGTCCCGCCCTGGTACGATCCCGTGCCGAAAGGCACGACCTGCTCCTTCGTCCGATCGTTGTCGATCCTGTAGTAGCCGCGGTTGATGATGGTCCCCACCGGCGAGACCGACCCGGTATTCACGACGGCCGGGTTGTAGTCGAACGGACGGACGAAGACCCGCAGCTCGGGATCTTCATCGACCGAGTACTCATTCTTGAGGTTCGGCATGTCCACTTCGAACCGGCCCGTAGACAACGTGGGCTGGGCGAAGTTGTCTGTCGGCATGAAGTTGCCGGTCATGTAGGCCCGGTTGCCGAGGAACCAGATGTCCGAGAACACCGATCCCGAGTAGGAGCCGGTCGGCAGCAACATGCTGCAGCTGTAGATTCCAGGCTGACCGGTCCAGCTTGCGGAAGCGACCAACAACGTCCCGCTCAGATCCTCGATGCGGACGGTCAGGCAGTCCGGACCGGACGTGATCCCCGGGATGTTGACCGGCTGGCCGCGCACCTCGTTGTAGAGGTAGAGCGTGCCGGAGTTGTCGAACACGAAGTTCGAACGGTCGTCCCTGATGGAGTCGTCCCAACGCGCCTCGAGGTACGGGCGACGGTCCAGGAAGTTGGTGGACCGACCGTGGAACTTCTTGACGAAGTAGTCAAACGGGTCTACCTCCTGCGAGGATGACACACGAAGCAGGAACCCGTTGTTCCCATTGGTCGGATTGAGCGGAAGCGGGTTGATGCCCAACCAGCGTTCTACCTGGGTGGAGACATCCGCATCGACGTTCTCCGGTCCTTGGTCGACGTGGAAGGTGTCGATCAGTCCGGTCTCCACGTCGCCGCCGGGAGTGGTCCAGTAGGTGGTCTTCTTGGCCTGCACCCAGTTCGCCTGTCCGAGGTCGAGGAAAGTCTCCTCGTCGAAGCCCGGACCCTCGTCCCAGGCGGTCGTCACCGAGAGAATCTCGATGTCGTAGCTGGAAGGCAGGGTCTCGGCGTGGCGAGCATCCTTCAGATTCAGCCGCCACATCGGGTGTTCCGGAGCCTGCAACGATGCGGTCAGGTCCTGGAAGGCTCCCAGGTCGAACTGCATCAGGATGTGACCGAGACTCGAGCTCCCGTTCCATCCGAGAGCGCCGGAGACTCCAGCCTTCTTGAAGAGGTCGAGGATCTCGCTGGCGCCGAAGTTGGAGCCGGTGACCGGGACAGTCGGGAACTGGCGGACCAGGTTGGTGATCCACGTGTCCTTCTGTGGGAAGATTCTGAAGATCATTACTGCGACACTCCCTGGATGTCCACCATCGGGTACTTCACCTCGAAGATCGAGTCCTGCGGGCAGTAGATGATCTCGTTCTGACGCTGGTGAGAGACGTCGAACCTCGTGGTGGAGTAGGGCAGGGTGATCTGACTGCCCGGCAGCGGAGCGTTTCCGATCACGTTGGTGAAGGTCAGCTCGTACACCGAGATGACTCCCTGGACCGCCTGCAGGTTGGCCGACAGCTCGGAGACCACGATGGGGTGACCGATCTGCTGCGAGTCGATGTCGAAGTAGTCCTGCACCACCGCGAGGCACTTGGCCAGCACCTCGGTCCGGTTCACCTTCGGGGAGACGGTCACGCCGAACTTCACCCGCAGGTTGATGATCTTGGCGTCCAGGATGTTGATCCCGTCCGTGATCATCCGATACGGAGTCAGGTAGGTAGCGATGTTCGCCTTCAGGTTGGCGGACGCCAGCTGCAGGTGGTTGTCCGCGTCACGCGCCAGGACGTGAACGTCGATGGCGAGCGGGTTGATGCTGTCCCGGCGGACGTACACCTTGTCCGGCTTGCCGAACTTGGCCGGCAGGGTCAGGATGCGGGCGATATAGTCTTCCCTGGTGACGACGCGGTTCTGCGCCGCGAAGAAGGCGGCCGAGTTCGCCTTGACCTCTCCGATGGTCTCCTCCGGAGATCCACCGTCCGTCTTCTGGACGTTGATGCACTCCAGCGACTGGACCACGGCGCCCTTCTTGGTGGCGTCCAACGAGGTGGTCGAGAAGTCCAGCTCGGCGTTCGTGACCGTCTTGATGCTGCCGGCGATCACGTTCGTCTGCGGTCCGCCACCCACTCTATAGGAGACGGTGAGCGTCGTGTTGTACGGGCTGAGTCCCAGAGTCTGGGTCTTCAGGAAGTTCTGCGGGTCGATCGCGAAGGAGGCGAAGGTCCGACGACCGGCCAGCGGTAGGGCGTAGTCGGCCAGGTTCGGGATGAGCTCGTCGTCGAAGTTGACGCCGTCACCCGAGCCGAAGATCAGGGAGGTGGTGCTGTCCGTCGGGTCTCGGTCGGTGACGTACCGACGGGGGACGGTAACCAGCTTGAGCAGGTAGGGCACGTCCGTGTTGTCGGTCAGGTCCGAGTTCACGTCGGCGTCGAACACCGCTTCCTGGGCCAGGTAGTCCACCTCGGTCCAGGGGTTCCCCTCGGAGTCATAGACAGAGAGGACCTCGATCACGTCCGGGTTGCTGAGCTTGATCTGGAGGAACTGCTCGAAGTTGGTGATCTTGAAGGTCTCGACGATCGTCTGACCGGCCGTGATCTCCATGTCCTTGCGGATGGCGTAGTGGGTCGGGAGTCCGGTCGCCGAGTCGAACTGGGAGCCGGTAACGAGACGGGGGTAGTCCGGGCTGGAGGCGCTGAAGACCACATCGTCCAGCGTCTCGAAGATGGTGTTGCTCGGTCCCTGGACCTGGGCACCGGCTCGGAGGATCGGGGCGAACGAGTCATCCGGGATGGACTGGCCGTTGACGGTGATGGCCGGGACCTCGACGAAGAACGTCTCCTTGCCTCGAGCGGCGCGCTTTCCCTGCGGACGGTAGCCGAGGGACTTGGCGAACGACACGACGTTCTCGATCTGCTGGGCCGACTCCTGCTTCACTTCCTCGAACTGCATGTCCTGGTAGAGCGAGAGGATGTCCCCGATGAACGCCTGGAGTTCCAGGATCGCCATACCGGGCGATGACTCGTTGTAGTCCTGGAAGACGCCCGAGTGGTGCGCCTGCGAGAACTGCATGAGGTCGCGCTTGAACCCCTGGAAGTCCTTGTTCAGGTACTTGACAGTCTGGTCCTTGGTGAAGGCGGTCTTGTTCTGCTTCGGTGCCGGCATCTACTTTACCCTCCCCCGGGGCCGGGGACGACTTGGAACAGAGACGCCACGTTGGTCGGCTTGCTGACCAGGAAGAACTTCATGGCGACCCCCACCCCGTTGGCTGGGACTCTCGAATCATCCTCGTGGAACGTGATCACCAGGTCCTGGAGCCTGACGAAAGGAAGCCACTTCTGGAGCTGGTCCACCACCCGGTCGGACATCTTCTGACGGAGCACGTCGTTCTTCAAGGGCTCGAAGAGGAACTCCACGAAGTTGCAGCCGAGGTGGAAATGCATGGGCCTATCGCCCCAGTTCGTGACCAGGAGCGACTTGATGTTCTGCTTGGCCGCTTCTACCTCGTCGTCCGTGAAGGCGAGAACGCCCAGCGAACCGGTAGACTGCGTGAAGGGAACTGTCAATCCAATAGGCATCTTAGTCTTAAGCCGGTACACCCGTTGCCAGCGGCAGCGTCGTCGGAGTTGGCGACGGTGGGACTGGCACCAGAATGTAGATCAGCTGGTTTGTAGCTTTAAATAGAACGCCCGCAATCTTATCTGCCACATCGTCCAAAGAAGGTTCCTGTCCCTTCTTCGCGAAGTCCAGCATGATCTGGGCCATGTCGGCTGGTATCGTGGCTCCAGCGGTGGCGGAGGTGGGACCCATGAGCCCCGAGGTGGTGGCCGGGACGGTGACCGTAGAACCTGTCCAGTAGGAAATGAAGCCCGGTCCCCACCCCGCGAACATCGGAGCGGAGAGAGCGGACTTCAGAGCGGACTTCTGGACGACTGGGCTGAAGGCCTTGAGGGGAAGCATTGCCCAATCGTCGTAGGCAGTTGCCAGGGCGTCGCAGGACTCGTCGTTCGGAACGGGAGCCGTCGAGCTCTTGTCCTTGGAATCCTTGAGCTTTTGGAGGGCATCCTTGATCTTGGACTTGAGATCTGCCTGTACGTACGGCATTAGGGAATCACGATCTCTGGCTTGTTGGAAGCTCCCGTCGAGGCAAGTTGGTCCTTCTGGGGCTTCAGTGGCTCGAGCGGAGGACCAGAAGGACCGACGCCGGTCGGATGCTTGTGGTTGTCGAACTTGTCGAGGAAAGCCTCGGCCTGAAGGATGTGGTTGGCGGCGCCCTCGGACAGCTCGATCTTGCCAGACTTGTCCACGTCGATGGTGACCTTCTTCCCGCCGCCGTCGATGACGACCTTGGCGGCAGAGCCGATCTTCATCGTGGTCTTGTCCTTCTCGACCTTGATGTAGTTCTTTCCGTCCGCGATGCTGATGATGGCCGAGTCCTTGTCGACGAACACGAAGTTCGTGCTGTCCTCGATCACGATCATGGCGTTCTTGCGGAACATGACCCGGACGTTGTCGGACTTCATGACGCCAGCCGGGACGTCGTTGTCCTTGGGGACCTTGGCGTCGCCCTTGGTGGAGATGTTCAGGTTGTCGTCGAGCTTGGTCTTCATGGCCAAGTACAGGAACGACATGTCCTTGGAGAAGTCCGGATCCCCGTTCTTGTCCTTGCGACCGGCGACCAGGTGGGCCACTCCGGTGCCCTTCCCCTTTCCGCCATCGTCGACGGTTCCAAGCCCGTCGTCGACCGTGGCCGGACCGTTCTTGGCACGATCGCGACCGAGGATCAGTGAACTGTTGTTGGAACCGTGGACGGCGTAGTCACCGACACGGACCTGAAACGGAGGGACGTCCTCCTCGACCATGTCGTAGGACATTAGCCCCCGCCCTTGGTGTCATCGAACTTGTCGGCGAGGCGACCGTCCTTGATCCCGGACATACTGGCCTCGAGCTCGGTGTTGTACTTCGGACCGTCTCCGCTGCCTGCTCCCGCCGTGTCGTCGAACTTGGAGGCCAGTGTGTCATCGTCGTCCGTCTTGTAGGTGGACTGGCCGGACTTGAAGTTGACACCCTCGTGCCCCGGCATCTTGCCCACCCACAGGCCGTGTGTCATGTCACGGTCCTCAAACAGGACGTACACATGCTCACCGGGCTTGATGGGGACGCTGACGTGTTCCGGGAAAAAGGGCCAGAACACTCGGAGGTTCTGATCTGAGAAGAACTGGTCTCGACCGCCTGTCAGCAGCCTGGCCTTGATGGAGTTCTTGGGATTGAGCGGGCCGACCTGTGCCTTGACGTCGACCGACTGACCGTTGGGAAGGACGTGCTTGACCTTGTCGTTGTTGCCTGGCTGCGGACTCTCGAGCTTGCCGCCTACCACATCGACGGCAACGACGAGCGCACGATACAGGACCGGTGCGGCCTCGCCGTGTTCCACCAGCTCGCCACGCATGTACTTCTGCAGGAGCTCTGCGAGAAATACTTCCGGGCGCCGGTAGTAGTCATTATACTGTGGTTGACGTGGCATCCTTTCCGGGATCGAGATCGATCCCCCTCTTCTTCATTTCCTCGACGACCGTCGCAGCCTCGAAGCGATCGTCCGAGATCTTCTTGAGCATGGGCGCGACGTACTTGAGATTGTAGTCCAGGCGCTTCAGGAGCGCGTCCAGGCGCACCCTCAGTTCGTCGTCACTTGTCTTGCTGAAATCCGCCATCAGTTGCTCCCGTCGTCTTCCGCTTCCTCTCCTTCGATCTCATCGAACATGGTGTCCGCCTCGTCCTCGTCGAAGCCCTCACCCTTTCCCTTGGTGACGGACTCCTTCTTGGCACGTAGCTTCGCCAGCTCGATGAGCAGGGAGTTGTTCTTGGTGAGTTCGCCCGTGAGCCGGGCGAAGGATTCTGCGAGGGCGATCTTGGCGAGTGGGTCGACGTCTTCGCCGACAGAGATGGCCTTGTTCAGGAGTTCGGTGAACTCCTTGATCTTGGCACGATCCTCCCCTAGGTTGCCGTGCGCCTCGTCGATGAGATCTTCGGATTGCTTTGACACTCTTCACTTTCTCCGGTAGACAAGTACCTGTCCTTCCACTCGTTGAACAGGCCCTTGATCTTCTTCAGGTTCACCACGACCTGCTTGGTGTTCAGCCCGGTCATCTCCCGGAGGTACAGGTAGACGGCCTTCTTGTTGTAAATAGTGACTAGATCTGAGTTTCGCATGAGGAAGATGACTGCTTCGAGAACCTGGGTCTCGGTCTTCTTCGTAAGCTTCTTCCTCCAGGACTCCAACTCCTTGTAGAAGGCGACCCAGAACTCACGTTCCTCGACCTTGTCCTCGTGGGGAGAGAGAGTGAAGTTGGGGTCGGAGCGGACCATCTCGTGGTCGAGATCATAGTACAGGTCCGACTCGAGCCGGTTGCGCTTGTTCTTCTCACGGGTCTTCTGGATGAACCAGTTCTTCGCGATGACGTTGAAGTACGAGAATCCCTTGGTCCCCTTGTTCGGATCGAACTTCGGGATCATCTCGTACAGGTTCGCCAGGCAGTCCTTCTTCAAGGTCTCGACGTCGTCGATGCTGAAGAAGCCGTACACGTAGATCAGGTTCTCCACCAGCTTCTCGAAAGCCGGGCGGATGTGTACGTCGAAGACCTCGTGCTTCTCCTCGACCACCGTCGAATTGATGAACTTCGCGAGGTACTCGTCCGTCTGCTTCGTGAAATACTGGGCCATCGTGGACCTTTCTAGCCTACCGCTACGGGTGGCTTCGGAACCGTGAGCTTTCGGACCTTCGTCCCTGTAAGTTCTTCGAAGCGACTGAGGTACTCGTCGAGCCGTGCCGACATGGTCGCCATGTTCTTGTTGGCGTCCATGATCTCTGGCGCGTTGGACAGCACCGGAGTGTTGGTCAGCTCATCGAAGTACCTGACGTTGGTCTCCACGTCGTCGACCAGGTAGTTCACCAGATCGTCGAACTGGAGGAGCTTCTGGCTCGCTCGGACCAGAAGCCAGGACGCGACGGCACCGTATGCAACCGCGAGTCCCAACAGGATTCCCAAAACTACACCGATCATCTGCCTCTTCCTTTCGAGTACCCGTCCTTGGCCCACCCGCCGCCCTGGAGGGCGAAGGAGGTGGACTGGATCACACGGTACATGTTCTCCCCGCATGAAGGACAAGGGTACCCCGGCTTGTCCTTGATGGACTGGACGACCTCCATCGTCTGTTGACAGGGGTCACAGCCGTAGATGTACGTGGGCATCAGTAGAGGTCCGGGTCGGAGTCCCTACGATCCACGTACGCCTGGGTCAGCTCGATCGTGCCGTCCGACGGATCGTCGAGCTCGATGTCCCGAAGCTGCTGGGAGATGTCGATCCCCTGCGTCAGTCCCCGCTGGACGATCGCCACGATCTCCACCAGGACCGTCTTTCCAAGTTTCAGCGCCATGTACTCCTCCTTACAGTTCCATTATATCACAGGTAGGCGACAGATGTACCAAACTTTTGGACCACCTGCGCTGCTGCCGAGTTCGCAAACTTCACTGCCGATCGGACGTCCCGAGTCTTCAGCGCACAGAAGGCCATGGCGGCCGTGTGGGTGTCCCCACAGCCGGTCACATCCTTGACCATCGCTTGAATCACTGGGAACTCCTCGGAGTGATTCACGTAGGAATCCCCGATGATCCTACCAGGGGCCAGGTCCGCCTTCACCGTCTTGGCGTGGTCACACATGATGAGGGTCGCACCCTCACTACCGCGGGTGACCACCACGTACTGGAAGAACTCGGTGAAGTTGGTGTAGAGCTTGCTGGAGACCTGGGAGGAGTACTCCTTCTCGTTCACCTTCAGGATGTTGATCCCGTCGAAGATCCGGAGGTCCTCTCGCTTGGAGTCCACGATCGTCATGGGCGCCAGCTTCCTGAAAACCTCCATGACCTTCGGGGTGATGGTCCCCTTGTCGTAGTCGGAGAAGATGACGCAGTCGAAGCTCTGCTCCCAGTAGTCCATCATCATCTCGAAGAACTCTACCTCGGGCTGGTCGAACTTCCTGAAGTTGTCGAGACGCATGACGAAGTTGTTGTTCTCGTCCACGAACCGACGCTTGACCATCGTCTCATGCCCAAGCATCCGGTCGTGCTTGATCCCAAGCTCGCGCAGACGATGGATGACCACCAACGATCCGCAGATGCCGGCGAGGTGCACTTCCACTTCCGCTCCTCCGAGCGCCTTCAGGTTGTGAGCCACGTTGGCCGCCCCACCGAGACGGTACTCCTGGCGCAGCTCATCCCAGACGGGGATCTTGGCCTCCTCGGCCTGTCGCACCGTCTTGACGTACGTGTACTGGTCGAGCATGATGTCCCCGACCACGAGAACCTTGTAGACCTTGTCAGGAGATTCCACGGATCTTCTCCACGATGTTGGAGGTCGAGTTGCCGTCCAGGAACGGACAGGTCACGACCAGGGCGAGATCAGAGCCTACCACCGTCTTGGGATCATAGTCTCCACCCTTGACGATCACATGCGGCTGCAGCGCTCTGATGAGCTCGTAGGGTGTGTCTTCCTCGAACGTAATGACGTGGTCGACCATCCTGAGATGGATGAGCAGGAGGGCGCGGGTGTGCTCATCCTGGATCGGGCGGTCCTGTCCCTTCAGGCGCTTGATCCCCTCGTCGGAGTTCAGACCTACCACCACGGTTCCCCGGGCTCCCGCCACGCTCCTGGCGTAGTTCAGGACGTCGAGGTGCCCACGGTGGAGGAGGTCGAAGCAGCCGTTGGTGAAGACGATTCGATCGTACCCCGTCTCGGGAAACAGGTACAGCCCGGCCTCCCTGATGGACCGGGCGAACCGTTCGTATGTCTCAGACGCCTGCGAATTCATCCGGCCTCAGACTCCTGTCGTCGACGTACCTGTCACCCGGGGGCTTCCCGAAGATCAGCTCGTGGAACCACACTCCGTTGTCGATCAGCCAGTCCCGAGTCTTTTCTTCGTAGAGCTCGATGATCTTCTTCACGTCACCGTTGTGGGTTCGCATTCCACGAGCCGTGTGAATGGTGACGTGCCACCCCTCGTCATAGCAGCGGTTGACCCGGGCGATGACGTCCTTCTTCGGCTGGGCGGTCCAATAGGCGTCACCCCCTGCGGTCTGTTCGCAGAGGGTGCCGTCGAGGTCCATCACCAGACGTCGGTCGTGAAAGGGATCATTCATCGATGACCGCACGATCCTTCATCTTCTCCCAGTCGTGGTCCTCCCGGATCTCGTTGTTCCGGTCGATCACGGCGGTGAAGAGCTTCTCGGGAACGCCCTGCTGACGGCAGACGTTCCGGAGGTTGTTGATGTCCTTCGGGAAGCAATGGCCTCCCGCGCCCAGAGAACCGTCGTGACCGGGGACGTAGGTGTGACTCACCCCGATCCGGAAGTCCAGCGTCGCCAGGGTGCGGACCTCCTCGTAGTCGATGCCCATCTTCTGGCAGAGCTGGTACATCTCGTTGCAGAAGAGGACCTTCGTCATCAGGATGCCGTTGGTGAAGAGCTTCGCCATCTCGGCTTCCTTCGACTCGCAGCCGACGATGACGACCTGGTTCATGAGGATCTTCTCGTAGAGCCGAGCCTCGAAGAACTTGAAGGCGACGCGCCCGTCCTCCGTGTCACCACCCAGGAGGACGCGGTTCGTGTTCTCGAAGTCGGCCACCGAGTTCTTCTCCGTGAGGAACTCGGGAGAGAAGAGCAGCCTGATCGGCATCTTCTTCCGCATCTCGTCGGTGAAGCCCGGATAGACCGTGCTCTTGACGACGACGACGAATGAGCTCGGGCTTCTTCCCTGACGCTCTGCCTCGTTCAAGATGTCCTTGAGCACCGACTCCACGATGCCCGTGTGGCAGGAGCCGTCCTTGCGCATCGGGGTGGGCACGCAGACGAAGATGATCTCCGCCTTCCCGACCACGTCGGCCAGGGTGTCCATCTCGGGCTTGGCCTTGTCGAAGACCTTGACGTCGAAGAGCTGCGCGGGGTTCCCCTTCTCGTCCGTCTTCCAGCGGAAGAACTGCTCGACGGCGCGCCCGACGTACCCATAGCCAACCACTCCGACCGTTCCCTTGGTGGAATCGAACTTGGCTACGAAATCGGTAGCGTTGATGTCAATGCTCATGCCTACTCTCCCTTGAACCTTTGATTGAATCTTTCCGCTTGGACCTGCCAGCTTTCCGAAACCGCCTGGTCCACCGCGTTCCTACAGATCTGAGAAGCCGCCGGGGTGCCGACCAGCTCTACTATCTTGTCGATCCATTGGTTGACAGGCCGCATGACGCCCGTCTCCATGTCTCTGACGTACTCTGAGGGGGTGCCCATGCCCGGTGGATAGAGGACCAGGCTGCCGGCGGCCTGCGCCTGGCGAGCGGCTCGTGAACTCGGCTCTTGGAAGGTCGACGAGTACGGCAGGATGCCCGTCTCATTGAAAAGCTTCCAGAGTTCCGGTCCGTTGCTCACGTTTCCGTGCCAGACGATCGACGGATGGACGATCGGGGACATGTTGGTGTAGTCCGGATGGCAGACGTGAAGCTTGAACCGACGGTCCCTGGCGTGCAGTTTCACGGCCAATTGCACCGCCCCGATCAGCCCGCGGCCCGGATCCGAGCTCCAGAGCATGGCGTGGGGGTCCTTGGAGGGCGACGGATGGTAGATCTCCGGGTCCACGCCGAAGGTTAGCTCCGTTTCGATCAGGTTCAGGCACTGGGAAGGGTCCAGACCGAGCTCTACACCGACCTGGTTCGCGTGCCAGCCCTTGTAGCAGATGATCTTCTTCAGCTTCCCCGAAGAGAGAGCCGCCCGGACGTCCCGCTTCCAGTCTTCTGGGTAGGTGTGGTCACAGGTGTGGAGGACATTGATGGCGTCCTTGTGGTAGAGCTCCGGAAAGAACTTCCGCCAGTGTACCACCACGTCGTAGCGGTGATGGTCGTGGCCGCCCATGTAGCTCAGCTCGGCGTCGTTGCGGAACTTGCCGCCAGACAGAAACTCCTCGGAGGCTCCGATGTAGTTCGTGGTCGTGACCGTGACGTCGTTCCCACCAAGCTCCGCGTAGTAGAACGGGATCTCCAGGTGGTACTTGTTGAACATGCGGACGTAGCCAGCTCCGAGCTTCTGGTAGTCCCGCTTGACCCCGACGAACGCGATCTTCACTGGTCACCCCAGGTCAGTTCAGCCTTGGTGGCTCTGAGCTTGATGTTCCAGTTCGCCTGCTGGTGATCGTGTTCCAGGGCGTGGATGTTGGCGAAACCGTTCTTCTCCAGGAGCCTGCCCAACACCTCCTCGGTGAAGGCGGTGTAGTGCCAGTTCCCTTGGACGTCCTGCCCCCCATAGAGCCTATGGATGGCGGCGTCCTGGATGTCTGCGATGCTCTGGCCACACTTCGAGCACCCATGGCCGTCCGACCCCAGCATCCAGTTGCCACACCGGTTGCACTGGTAGTCCAGACCGTCGTCGTCCAGCACGGCGTAGGCGCAGTGTTGGAAGTCCGGCACCTGGATGTCCACCGTCCCGCCGGGAAGCAGGACTCGCCAGACTTCCTGCAGGATCTTCTCCGTCTGCTTGTACGGGAAGTGTTCGAGGAAGTCCAACATGAGGATCTCCTCGGCCGACTCATCCTCCCACGGCCAAGGCAGCTTGGACAGGTCCGTCAGCAGGAACCCGACGTCGGCCGGGATCCACTTCGGACCCAGGAAGTCAACATTGAGATATCCGGGCCGGAGGTCCGACCCGCATCCGAGATTGAGCTTCATCACAGGCTCCTGATGAAATCGACCATCTGCTGGGCGCGATGCTCCGGCTTGTGGCCGGCCATCATCTCACCGTAGAGGTCATGGGCCAGCTGCTGACGGTGGCCCGGGTCGGCGAGCAGGTAGCGGACCTGGTCCTGGAGGTCCTGCTCGCTGGAGAAGAACCAGAAGCTCTTGATCCCGTCTCGAGCAGTCTCGTTTGAAACGACGTTCGACAGGACGCAGGAGCGTGTCATGCCCGCCTCGAAGTGTCGGCACTGGTAGCCGTAGCCGAAACCGAACTCCTGCCCCACGTCGGTCGCGTGGTTCAGGATGATCTTCGAGCGGTTGTACATCAGGTTCAGTTGCTCGATGTCGTAGATCGCACCGTGGAAGAAGGTGTGCACTCCCGGCATGTTGTTGACGATCTGGCACATCCTGACCCGGCTCTTGTGGTTGGCACCTGGTGTCAGGCTTCCAATGAAGCAGACGTCGATGTCCTTCTCTACCTGAGGGAGCGGGCGGTAGAGCGTGTCATCTGCCGTCAGGAGCAAACGCTCCGCCTTCTTGTACCCGTACTCCCGGGCCAGCTGGGCGCCGTCTTCGTCGAACGTGAAGGCGAAGTCACAGTACTTCCGCATGTCCAGCATCATCTGCTTGATGTGCGGGAAGCGAAGATCGTCGGGCTGGTAGACGATCTTCTTGCCCTTGGTGATGGCCAGGTCATGCCAGTAGCCCTGCATGGTCTTGAAGACCACCGTGGCGTCGGCGTCGTAGTCCCAGACCTGACCGGGCTGGCTGTCGTCGATGACATTCACCAGGTGCTCGCCGAGACGGTCGAAGCCTTTCTTGAAGGCGATCTCCGTCCCGAACGGGGCGTTCCTGATGAATGCTCCGACGAGGTTGATACGCATCTACTCGTCCTGGGTGCTCACGTAGCCGAGGACCTTGAGGACGCGCTGGCTAAGCTTCTTGAACTGCTCATCGATCAGCGCGTCTTCCTTCTCGGTCCGACCCTCGTCACCCTCGACGGAGCCGATGTTGAGGACAGCGTCGACCAGGACTTCCTTCGCCAGATCCTTGGGAGAGCACTTCTCGCCCTTCTTGTTCTTGATCATTTCAGTTCCCCTTTTCGACTCGGTATGAGTCGGATTCTTCGTGCATGGTGCTGAACTCGAACAGGTCCGACTCCTCGATGGCGCCGATCTGGTGGACCAGACCACGGTCGATGAGGATGGACTCACCCGGCAGGAGGTCGACGTAGTACGGCGCCCCCTTCTCCGGGTCAATCAGTTTCAGACGGACGTGTCCCTTCTGCAAGTACATCGTCTCCATCTTGTTCATGTGGAAGTGCAGGCTGCAGCACTTGTCCTTGTAGATGTGGAGGAGCTTGCCACAGTACTCCGGCTCGTTCTCGATCCAGAGCTCGTAGCCCCACCCGCGCTCGACGCGCTTGATGTCGGACGCGGTCCTCTTCTTTACTTCAGCCATGAGTCGATGTCCTCCTGGAATTGCTTGACCGCCTTGTCCGTCTGGGGATGGGCGATCACCTGCTTGATGATCGACAGGGAAGCCGTCACGATGTCCGCCCCGTTCAGCCAGCAGTCCTGCAGGTCTTCCGGCTTCCGGATGCTGCCACAGATGATACGGCAGTTTCGGTTCAGATCGTTGGCGAACAGGCTCAGCTCCATGTCGGCGTCCAGATCCCCGTCCTTCATCCGATTGTAGAAGAACGAGACGATGGGAGCGCCGGCATCGTGGGCCAGCTTCGCCTGAAGGGCTGTCATGGCCGCGGTGGCGTTCACCTTGACCCCGTCGTCGCCAAGTCTCGAGATCACCTCGAGTGACTCGAAGAGGATCGGGATCTTGACGTGCAGCTGCACCTTGTCGTACTTCCCGAGGGCGTCCCGAAGACGGTGCGCCTGATCGTACATCTCCTGGGGATCGAGGGTGATGACCTCGACCGAGAGGTGCTTCCTGGCCCGCGCACGAGTCTGGAAGACCTGGCAGACGTCGTCCAGTCGCTTGACGTAGTGGTCCCACTTCTCCTTCGAGAAGCGAGGTTCCAGCGAGACGACCTTGGTCTCCTTGGCCATGAGTGACGGGTTGGTCGTCACACCGGCCACGGCGTCCGTCCGGACCGCGAGGGAGATGTCGTCCAGGTTCGCGCTGTCGAGGAAGAGCTCTTTCATGGGCGCTCCTTGGGAACGATCGTCCCCTTATAAGTAGTGCTCAGGCCGGCCCACCTGTTGGCGAAGTCGAGGTCTTCCGACACGGCGTAGGCGGCCAGGAAAGCGTCCCCGGCCCCGCAGGTGTCCACGGCCCGGACATCGTATGCTTCCGACTCGTGGTACTCGTCCGAGTCCTTGAACATGGTGGCCGAACCGTGGTGTCCCAGCTTCAGGGTGATCCCAGAGTGGAGGCGTTCCTTGGCCCGTTGGACACGGTCCACGATGCAGTCCACCTCACGGGGACGACCGACCACGGCCTCCAGCTCCTTGAGGTTCAGGAACATCATGTCGGCGCCGGCGTAGTTGCTGTGGTTGCTTTCCTTCTGGGAGACCTGGCTGTCCACGAAGAGCTTCCCGCCGTAGCGTTCCTTCTTCTGCCGGATGAGGTCCATCAGGCTGTAGTCCATCGTCCCGTGGCGGTTGTCGCAGACCACCACGGCGTCAGCCACGTTGCGGGCCTGGACATAGGCGTCGGCCATGATCTGCTTCAGGTCCTGGGAGTAGTACGCCTCGTTCCGAACGTCGTACTGCACCATCTTGTAGTCGTCGACGTAGAACCGACGCTTCTCCGTCCACTTCCATCCCTTGCCCACGATCGGGCTGTAGTCGAGCCGGTTGAGCTCGTCCTGGGTGGGGGCGTCAGTGGACTCCACCAGCCGGGTCCAGAGGCTCTCGTCGCCGCCGACAGTCAGGAGCCGGACGTTGGCACCCAACCTGAGGAGATGTCTGACGACGAGGGCCGCACCTCCGATGAAGCGTTCCGTTCGCTCGTAGTCGGCCACGATGGTCGGAGTCTCAGCGGAGACACCGAGCTTCTTTCCGTGGGTGTACTCGTCGAGGATCACGTCCCCGACCACCAGGATGTTCTTATTCGTCACCGAGGTACCCCAGCTTCTCCACCCTGGCGATGTGACGGCCTTCCTCGAAGGCGGTCTCCAGGAAGGTGTGGATGAGCTCGTCCATGGAACCCAGGGGAGTGCGCCACTGGCCGAGGACGAGGACATTGCAGTCGTTGTGCTGGCGCATGAGCTCGGCCGTGGCGCGATCCGTCGCCAGGCCGGCGCGGATGGAACGGAACCGGTTGGCGGCGATCAGCATGCCCGTCCCCGTACCGCAGATCAGGATGCCGGTGGCGTCGTCCTTCATGACGCCCTTGCACAGCTTCTCGGCGATGTCCGTGTAGTCGACCTTGTGCTCGTAGTCGTCCCCGTTGACGTCGCACACGCAGTAGCCAGCGGCCAGCAGGAGCTTCATGATGTAGCCCCGGGCCGCGTTCCCGTTGTGGTCTGAACCGAGGTAGATGGTGTTACTGTCCATAGGTCGTGTTGTACCTTTTGTGCCAGGCCTTGACATCTTCGCCGTGCATCAGGCGACAGTTGCCACCGTTGAGGGTGTGGGCGATGTAGTTCTTCTGAGCGATGTTCTCCAAGGCGGCCGCCAGCTCCACAGCCTTGTTTGGAGTGTCGCCGAAGGTCAGGACACCGTGCTGGTAGAGCAGCACCGCCTTCTCATCCGGATCCAAGAGCAGCTCGTCTCCCCACCGGTCGATGTCCGGCCTTCCGGTCGTCCGGATGTCGTGACCGAAGTAGTCGGCATGCTCCGTGCACCTGACCTCGAGGTCCCTACCCGAGATGGCGTAGCCGACGGCGTAGGGCGAGTGGGTGTGGCAGATGGAGTGGACGTGAGGATATTTCCGATAGATCGCCAGGTGATGGGGAAGGTCCACGGAGGGCTTCCGCTTGCCCATCAGGATCTCGCCGTCTGAGATCGCCACGCAGACGACGTCTTCGACCTGGATCTGCTCGTACGGCATGCCGCTCGGCTTGATGCAGACGACTCCACCGGGAGCCAGCACGGAGAGGTTCCCGTGGGTGTCCCGGATCACGTCATTCATCTTGGCCATCCTGCGCAGCCCGCTGACGAGGGCCGCTACGAACACAGAGGTAGTCACAGCAGCTCCTTGATCTTGGTAAATACTTCCTCCACCGTGATGGGGGTATCTATGCCCTCTACGACCCGATACTCCTGACACCAGGGATGTGCCTTGACGGAGGAGTTCCACATCTTGAAGATCCCCACGACCTTCTTGTCTTGGGCTGCCGCCACGTGCATCATGCCGGTGTCATTCCCGACGTACATGTGACAGGAGTTCACGACCTCTAGAGAATGGATCAGGTTCGTCGGGATGAGCTGGAGACGGAGGTCGTCCACCATCTTCATGATCGGCATGATGGAAAGCTGGATGTCGGCCATGTCACCCGTGGTCACGATCTCGCAGTCTGGAATCTCCGCCAGGATCCGCTTGCAGAGCTCAGCGTAGTTCTCATTCCCCCAGTGCTTCACCTTCCAGAATCCGGCGGCGTCCTTCTTGTACCCGACCCCGAGGTAGATCCTGAACTTGGCGTTCGGGGGAGGGAGCCACTTCGGCATGAACGAGCAGTCCGGGGTCACGTGGTTGTAGCCCATGACCCGGGCGTTCTCCATCTGGTACTCGACCTCGTGCTTCTTCCAGGAAACAAGACCAGTGGTGGAGGGATCTGGTCTGGTCCTGCCGTCCATCATCTGGAAGGCGTGATAGTGGGTCCCGTTGTGCCAGCGGCCGTCGAAGGGGATCGACATGATCGCCATCTTGTACATCGGGTCTTCCACGGGTTGCGCCCGATCCACCCAGATGTTTTTGATGCAGCGGTAATGGGTCTTCAAGGACCGCAGCACTTCCAGGGCGCCGACGTCATCCCGTGTGCTGCCGACCAGGACGTCGAGCTCACAGCCGATGTGGTGGAGCGCCTTGATGGCCGGGACCGCCATGACGGCGTTTCCGAGCCCAAAGACCTTCCCGAAGAGGGTCCTCACTTGAGCACCGCGTACATCTGGAGCATGCGAGCCCGAAGGGTGTGATGAGCCATGGCGTGAGAGTGTCCCTGCCAGGCGATCCACTGGGCCCGCTTCTCCGACTCCAGGGCGAACTCGATCTGCTCGTCCAGCCGCTTCAGGTCCTTGAAGTAGAGACAGTGTCTCCGGTCGAGGAACGGTTCGATCTGGACGGCGCCGGAGTCCTGGGTCAGCATCAGGCTGCCGACGTAGGGGATCTCGTAGAACCGCAGGGTCTTCCCGTTCTCGGCCGCTCCCCTGAGGTTGAGGCAGATCCGGGACTGGGCCATCACGTCGAAGTACACGTTCTTGCGGACGTAGGCCCGCATCGTGTTCGGCTCACGTTCCAGATCGATCTTCAGCCGGAGGTGTCCCCACTTCGAGAGGACGTGATCGATGATCCTGGCCCGATCGGGATGGCTGTTGTAGCCCTGAAAGGAGATGTCGTACTTCTTCTCCTGGGTCCGGTGCGGCGTCCAGTACTGGTCGAAATTGATGCACCAGTTGTAGACATGGGCCTTGGGGATGCTGTCGTACTCCGGACGCCAGTTGTCGAGGAACATGGCCTCGAGCCTGGTGCCGTAGCGGGCGGCCACGAACTCGGGGCTCCTGTTCCAGAACCTGTCGTGACCGGCCACCACGACCACGGGGACATCGTAGAAGTTCGCCCGAAGCTTCATGTAGAGGGCGTAGGTCTCGTCCCGTTCGTCCAGGAAGATCCGCTTGATGTTCCCCCGGCTCAGCTCGTCTCGGAGCTCTTCTTCAGAGTACATCGAGACCCGCTTGTTCTCGGGGGTGAACCCGAGCATCCCGCGCTCCCGTCCCCAGTCCTTCTCCGGATCTCCCGTGAAGGTGAGGTCCCACCGGTGCTTCCAGTGGTATGGGTGGTCGATGACCTTGGCCGGACCGAGCAGCTGCACATGTCCGGCGAACAACAGGTCCTGTCCCCAGTCGCTGCCCTCCCGGGCGTCGATGAGCAGGGTCTTCCGTTCGTTCTCGGGTAGCGGCAGCTTGGGGATCATTTTCCGACCAACGCGACCAGCTCCCCGGCATTCTCCTGGCCGGGATCGAAGAAGGTCTTGAGGGTCATCCCCAGCTCGAAGATGTGGTCCTTGGTCACGTAGTTCCGATGGACCTCGTTGGGGTTCCCGTCTTCTTCACCCTGCGGCCACGAGCCCCATGGGCAGCAGTAGACGAGCGCCTTGCCGGCGTAGTCCAGGAGCTTGGGGGTGCACTCCTTGAGCTCTTCCCAGGTCACGTGCTCGGGACCGTGGTCCCAGAAGATGACGTCCCAGAACCCCTTGACCAGAGCGGAACCCGGGTCACGAGCGTCACCAGCGATGACGGAGTCTACCTGGTAGCGACCGTTCCAGACGGCGTGCTCCAGGTCCGAGATGTTCTTCGGGAAGATCTCCAGCACTCCCAGCGGACCTCCGAGCTGCTTTGCCATGTAGTCATGCCACCACGGCTTGCAGTCATGGCGCCAGCCGACGTAGAGCATCGACTTGCATCCCGCCTTCTGCAGGAGAGGGATGACATTTGATTCGAAAAAGTCGAACGCGACCTTGTTGTGGGGCATCAGTCCTCCGTCTTCCTCAGAGCCGCGGTGTCCTGTAGCTCGTGTGGAGGGACGTAGAACCTGTCCACGATCTCCATGTTGCGTTCCTTGATGGCCTTCTCGTAGGCCTGCAGGATGCACTCCTCGTAGAGGTCATCGAAGATGATGTATCCGCCCTTCTTCACGAAGCGGTAGTAGAGATCGAAGTCTCCCCACACCGCCTCGAACGGATGATGGCAACCGTCGATGACGAGGATGTCGGCCTGTCGGCCGGCCAGGTGCCTCTCCACGCTCTCGATGACGTCTGGCCACATGGAGCACCCGACGACGAGCTCGATCGGAAAATCCTGTGTCCGACGCCTGAACAGGTTGATCTTGTCCTGGTTGGGGGAAAGATCCTGTACGACGTCCCCACGCTTCCGGCTGTCGATGTCCGGACGGTCGGCGACCATCGGATCGACGCAGATGACCTTGGAGCAGAAACCGGCATAGCGCTGGGTTCCCTGCCCGTCGGCGCATCCGATCTCGATGACGAGAGGACGGCGCCTGTTCTCTTGGTTGCAGCGGGAGATGCACTCCATCACCATCCCACAGACCCTGCAATAGATGTTTGGTTCGATCATGTGTCCCCTACATTATACCACAGATTTTGGAAAGGAACAGGTCCAAGTGCTCGAAGCCGATATTTTTTTCCCACGTCCAGTGGAGACCGATCACGAGCGGACCATGTGAATTATATGGGTTTTCACGTGCTTTAGATTCCGAGATGATGGCGTTGACCGACCCTCCGGCCATCATCTCGTCCGACCTGCCATAGTAGGGAGGGAAGCTGGGGAACGTCTGCAGCCCGTTCTCGCAGGCGTACATGGCCACGTCGAAGTCCGTCCCCGGTCCCGAGTGGAGCATCGTGAACCCCGCCTTGAGGAGGGCATTCACCGTCTTTCGGTCGATGACATTGTGCGGCGGGATGTAGGCGTGCACCGGCTTCCCCGTCTCCTCCTCCAGGATGGCCTTCTCGTTGCGGAGGATGGCGTACACCTCCGCCTCGGTCTGGTGGTCCCTGAACTCGTTCGGGAAGCGCTCGTCGTGGTTCACGCCGTGCATGGCCACCCGGATGTTCGGCTGTTGGCCGAGCCACCGGAGAGCCTCGTCTGAACTGTAGACCGGGATGACTCCCAGGTCGTAGCTCAGGCTGTACTTCGACATGACCTGGTGGAACTCCTTGAAGGTCTCCAGGTTGTGCCGGTAGAACTCGTTGGGCTTGGTGCCCGGGAAGTCATCAACCCGAAAGAGGGTCATAGCCGAACTCCTGCGTCAGGTAGTTCAGCCAGTTCTGGCGGAAGACTTCCACCGAGAAGCGAGCAGCGAACTCCCTGGCCTTCTCCCCCATGGTCGGACCGAGGATGACGTGCTCCAGGCAGGAGCGGGTCCCGTTGAGGGTGTATTCCTTGTCGTAGCCCTTGCGGTCGAGGATGCGTCCGAAGTCTCCCTGGAGCCCTTCCTCGAGAGCCTGGTACATCAGGCCCACGTTGTAGCTGACGATGGGAACTCCCGAGGCCAGCGTCTCCAGGACGAAGTAGCTGTTCCCCTCGTGGGCTGAAGGGTGGACGACCAGGTCGGCCTGGGAGAGGGCCGGATACTTGGGCAGCCCGAAGTAGGCCGGTGCCTCGTCCAGGAGGAGGATGGTCGCGTCGATGTTCCGACCGAGGTACTCGATGTGAGATGAGCCCTTGTTGGCCGTCGTGGTCCCGTGGATGATGATGGGACGGTCACGCTTCTTCCGGTCCGTCGTGGGGACAAACCTCTTCATATCGATCCCGTTGTTGATGACCGGGAAGTCGAAGCCCCACTGGAGCTTGCACTGGTTGGCGATGAAGTCGGACACGGCCACGATCTTTCCGCCACGCTCGACCATCTTCTTCCGATAGTCCAGTTGGACGGCGGCATGCAGCGGGAACTCCGGCGCGACTCCGTTTGCCACGTCGTCTGCCGTGGTGTGGCTCCAGTTGCCGTGGGCCACGCTGACCACGTTCTTGTGGTCCTCCAGGCCCAGACCCCAGAAGCCGTCGGCGATAACGATGTCGTCCGGCTTGATCCGCTTGGTGGCCTTGAGCCAGCCGTTGAGGGCACGTGCCTTGTCCCACTCATGGATGTTGGCGTCCGGTCGACGGAGCTCCTTCAGCATGTCGAACCAGGAGTAGTGCTTACTTTTGGGAAGAGCATACATGAGGTCGCGGTTGAAACGAGGAACGCCACCACCGGCGCCGATCTGGGTGTAGGACACGAGGATTACGTTCATCCGAGTTCCCTTCTGACGTTGAGCTTGTCCGAGTCTGACTCGGGCATCTCACGTCCGTTCTGGAGCCAAGTGCTCTTGTCGTAGCCTGCGTGCACCATCATACCAGGAAACACCAGGTTGGTGCGCCCAGTCTTGCAGACAGAGTTTGGGTGATTGCGGATGAACCACCAGTCGACTCCCGATCCCATGCCGTCGTTGGGCTTGGCCCGCACTCGGCTGGTCTCCCAGTCGAGTCGGGGGATCGGGAACATGCTCATCCAGTATTCTCTACGGGCGAACATGTTGGCCGCCCGGATCCAGTCCTTGAGGATCATGCCGTTCCCGATGTCTTTCCGGACGACGTGCTCGATGGACTCGATCCCGGAGGCGAAGCCGAGCTTGTACTGCTTCTCGAAGAGGAGGAAGAACTTGGCCATCTTCGGGAGCCAGCCCTTGGTGACCAGCACATCGTCTTGGATGTAGCAGACGAACGCCGCCACCTGAGCCTTGTCGCCGTGGGTCGGGTGGGCGTACCACTCGTTCAGGGCGTTGATGTGGGCCAAGGCCTGGTTGATGGATGGACCCAGCCCCAGGTTCTCGGTGTGGATCAGGGTGTGGTCGGGGAGGGTCCGGAGGAGCGGGGCGACGGAAGAACCGTCGACGACGAGGTGGAGGCGGTACTGGTCTCGCTCAGTGTTCTCAGCGATGGCCTTCAGGCACTTTTCGAGGAGGTCCGTCCGACCGGGCTTGTGGGTGACGAAGATGTCCGCGATGAGGGCCATACACTAACTATTATATCACACTTCCATCCTGGCGATCCACTCTTTCATCACGGCAGGATTTGAACGCTTCAGCTCGAAGACCGGCGCCTTCTGGTGCTCTCCGCCCTGGGCCTTCATCTCGGCCGCCTTCTTCAGGACGTCTTCCTCGGTCTTCACCTCGGGAAAGCGGGGCTGCGGCGCCGGATCGTTGTAGAGGTTGCTCCAGCACTTGTCCCAGAAGTCCCGGAAGTTCCGGATCTTGCGGGGGATGTCCGCCCACGAGTAGTGGTAGACTGACGGGAGCTCTCCATAGATCTGGTTCATCTTCTCGCCAAAGGCCTCCGGGTTGGAACGACGGAGCATCTCCATACCCTTGTCGTAGAAGCCGATGTGCGGGACGAAGTCGTAGTTCATCATGTCGATGTACTCGCAACCGTCCGACATGCCCTTCCGGGCGAAGGTCTTGCCGGTCTTCTCGTCCACCACCCGAGCGTCCTTGAAGATGCCGTGGGTGATGTTGAAGACGTTCCGGCTGAGGCGCCACTTCCAGGTGTGACGGTCCGTGCGACAGTGCTTGCTGTCGCCCCAGAGCTCCACCACCGGAAGGTGGACCAGGCTGACTTCCTTCGGGAAGCGCTTGACGAGCGCCCTGACCTTGTCGTAGTCTTCCTCGTGGACGACCTCGTCGCAGTCCTGCTGCCAGAGGAAGTCCCCGGTGCAGAGGGCCCGACCGAACGCCTTCTGCTGTCCGTCCATTCCCGGCTCTTCCCAGTCCCACGGGCGGACCGAGACCTCGAGCCGCGGCTCTTCCTTCGCCCAGGCCTGGAGCTTCTCCAGGGTCTCGTCCTGGGATCCACCGTCCACCACGACCACCTGGTCGCAGAAGCCGAGCATGGACTGGATGGACTCCTTCCACGGGTACCCCTGCTTGCTGGGGTTCAGGATGTGGGTGTAGCCGCTGATGGTCGGGCGGTACTCCTTGTAGTCCGTCATCTTCTCCATGATGACCGAGGAGTTGGAGTGCATCGCGATGACGCGAAGAGTCTCCTCCACGACCTTCTTCGGAGAGATCTCGTTGACGCAGGGATGGTCCTTGTCCACCGAGCAGGTGTACTTGTAGCAGGCCCGGTCGCAGGAATAGCGGTCCGGCGTGTCCAGCAGGACGGCCAGCTTCTTCTTGTTGACCGGACCCGTGGACGTGGCGTAGGAGCTCCCGTAGAGGGAGACCTGTGGAACGTCCAGACCGTCCGCCAGGTGGGACGTGACCGAGTCGATGCTGAGGAGGAGCTTGGCGCCCTTGACCACGGAGGCCAGCTGGTTGTAGCTGGTCTTGCCACGGAAGTCGACGACGTCCTTGTACTCCGGATCGTCCGGCATTCCGACCTGGACGACCGGAAGTCCCGTCATGGCCCGCAGGTTGCTGATGACCTCCTGCCAGTGCAGGTAGTTCCGTGCCTCCCACTGTCCCTTACCCGATCCGGGGTTGAGGACGATGTACTCCTCGGGGAGCCCGTCGACCTTGTCCAGGGCGATCCGGTACTCTCCGAACTCCACGTCGCAGAGGTGCGCCATCTCGTTTCCGAGGAGGCGTCCCTTGCCACGCTTGACCCAGTTGGCCGCCGTGGTCTGGATGGCCAGGTTGGGTGTGAAGACGTCGTCGAAGACCTGCTCGCAGAGCGGGACGTTCTGCATCCAGCCCTCGAACTGGACGCCCTGGTCGATGTCCGGGTTGTCCCGGATGATCGAGGCGTACTGCTCGTTCGTGGCGAAGAAGATCTTGTGTTCCGGGAACTTCTTCCGGAGGGAGTTCACGACCGCCGTGGAGATGTAGACGTCCCCGGCCGACATGGGCATCGTGTAGAGGAGGGTCTTCTTCCCGTCCCCCGAGAAGCGCTTCTTGAGGAGAGCGACCGCCTCCGCCTCCGAGCGGGGGTTCTGGGCGGTGTGGAGCTTCAGGAACTCCCCGATGGACTGGTAGAGCGTGTAGCCGGTCTTCTGCTCGGAGAAGTTCTCGGCCACGTGCTTGGCCAGTTCGGCCGCCCACTCCTTCGGCTTCTCGTAGCTGAGGGTCAGCTTCTTCAGCTTCAGCTTTACGTCGTCTTCCTTGGGGTTGGCCCACTGGCTCCCCTTCTCCATGACGCCGTTCCAGATGCAGGACTCGGGGATCTCCTTGAGCTCGTACTCCAGGGGAACGAACTTCTTCCGTCCGTCGATCTGGAGGAAGTCCAGGTGACCCGACCAGGCGGTGGCCACGACCGGCAGGCCGCAGGCGGCGGCCTCCAGGAGCGGCAATCCGAAGCCCTCTCCGTGGGTCAGGGACACCAGCGCCTTGACCTGGGGATGCTTATACAGGCCCGCCATCTCGGCATCACTCAGACGTCCGTGGATGAGCTGGATGCGGGGGAACTTCTCGCATCCGACCAGCTTCTTGATCTCCTTGAGCCGGTGGACCATCGTGTCGTAGTCCATGAGGGACCCGTTGACGATGCCCGCCTTCAGGACCAGACCCACATTCGGGTCATCCTTGAAGCGCTCGCAGAACCACTTGACGAGGTTGCCGAGGTTCTTCCGGTCCTCGCCCAGCGGCTTGTCCAGCCCCAGCCCCACGAAGAGGTAGTTGAAGGGTGCGTCGAGCTCGAACTTCCGGACGTCCTCGGGGACGGGATCCGTGTTGTAGTACCGGACGTCCACGCCCTCGTGGCAGACCGCCAGGGGCTTGGTGACCCTGAGCTGTCCTTCGGGGGTGTTGTACCCCACGTTGAGCATGGTGTTCTTGGAATGCTCCGAGGGGACGACGATGAGGTCGATCTTCTCGTTGATCTTCTTGATCCACTCCGGGGAGACGCGGTCGACCTCGATGCCGGCCGTGATGCCGATGTTCACCCGGGCCATCTTCTCGAACTCGTTCGGGATGGTGACCTGGACGGACACGTCGTACTGCGTGTTCCCCTGGGCCTTCTCCATCTCGTACTTGACGATGAGGTCCTTGATCTTGGCGAAGAACGGGGTCTGGTCGAGGATATACGAGGTATTGCCCCAGTTGCAGGCCATCACACTGACGTCGTACTCCCCGCAGGCCAGGAGGGCCTTGAGTACCTGTCGGGAGTGGACACCGTAGCCCGAGGCCGTGAGGACCGGGGCGCGGAGGAGGAGCTTGAGCATCGGATGCCTTTCAGCGAGCCAGGATGATGCTGGGTTGGTTTCGCTTCTCGTAGAGGTCCAGGACCTCCAGACCCTGCTTCAGACTGAGCTGGGGCTTCCACCCCAGGACGTCCCGGGCCTTGCTGTTGTCGGCCAGGGTGACCATCGCCTCGGCCGGACGGTCGGGGATGTAGGTCTTCTCGCCGCCGACCATGTCGGCTACCTGGTTGATCGAGTAGTTCACGCCGGTCCCGATGTTGAACACACCGGTCGCGTTGCGGTTCATGGCTGCCAGCATGTTGGCCCGGACCACGTCGCCGACGAAGGTGAAGTCCCGGCGCTTCTCGCCGGTCCCCACGACCGTCAGCGGCAGGCCTTCCCGCAGCTGCTTCCTGAAGATGGCGATGACGGTGGCGTACGAGCCCTCTTCCTGGTGGCGGGGGCCGTAGACGTTGAAGTAGCGGAGGGCCACAGTGGAGAGCCCGTAGAGTTTGGTGTAGACCTCACAAACGTCCTCACCGAACTTCTTCCCCAGGGCGTAGGGGTTGAGGCAGTCGGAAGGCATCGTCTCCTTGAGGGGAGGCTTGTTCTTCAGACCGTAGCAGCTGGAGCTGGCCGAGTAGACGACCCGCTTGACCCCGCCCTGACGGCAGGCCTCGAGGACGTTGGCCGACCCCATGCAGTTCTGGCTGAACGCCAGAAGGGGGTCGGTGATGCTCGGCTGGATCCGGCTCATGGCCGCCAGGTGGAACACCCAGTCCTTGTGGTCCACCACCCGCCGAACCATGTCGAAGTCCCGGATGTCTCCCCGGACGACCTCGAGTCTGGGCTCGTCTTTCCAACGGTAGAGGTTCTCGATCTTCCCTTCCGAGAAGTTGTCGAGGACCATGACCTCGTGTCCCTGCACCAGGAGCTCGTCGACCAGGTGCGACCCGATGAAACCCGCTCCTCCGAGAACTGCAACCGGCATGTCTTCTCCTAGACTGAGGCCAGGCGGACGTTCTGACGTCCGCGCCCCTTGTAAATATTGATCTGACCTTCCAGGACCTTGTCCCAGTCGTCGATCATCTTTTGCTCGCCGAAGTTCTCGGCGACCCACTGACGAGCCTCGAGACCGAGAGCCCTCCGCTTCTGCCTTCCCATCTCGTAGAGCCGGACGAGGCCGGAGACCACGTCGTCGTGGTTCACCTTGTCGTCGTAGATGTAGGGGATCGGCTGGCTGCCCGTGCAGGAGCGGGAGGCCGTGAAGACGGGGCTGCCCCACCACTTGCCCTTGCCGGCGCGGTACATCTTCTTGGCATGGGCCGTGAGCTTCTCCTGGTCACGAAAGTCCTTGAGATCCTTCCACCAGTCGCCCATCTGGTACTGGAGACCACCTGTCATGTGGACGATGATGGGGGTCCCTGAGGAGAGAGACTCCAGGGTGCCCAGACCGAACCCCTCGTTGGAGGCGATGTTGATCGTGGCGTCGCAGACGTTGAGGAGCATGTTCAGCTTGGCCGGTTCGATTCGGGCCTCGCTGATGATGAGGTTGTTGTCGATGTTGAACCGTTCGGCTACCGCCGAGATGTCCTGCCCTTCGGGATCGTGCACGTTGGTGTGCATGAAGAGGGCGACGTTCTGCTTGCCCACCTTCTCGGCGAACTTGGCGAAGGTGGCCACCACGTCTCCGGTCTGCTTCCGGCGGGCGTTGCGGTTGTTCCAGAAGAGGATGAACTTCTTGTCCGCGTGGGGACCGAGATGCTCCCGCTTGAACTTCTGGATCTCTTCCTCGTCGAGAGGCTTGAAGTTGTCCATGGAGACCGAGTGGGGGATGTAGCTGCAGCGCTCGTACCCCATGTCATCCAGGAGGCCCTTCGTCTTCATCGACAGGGCCACAATGTGGTCGGTCGACTCGTACAGGACCTTGTTGAACTTCGGGGTCGGATCGTTGTCCCAGACGTGCCAGTAGACGATCGGGCACTCGGCGCGGACCTCGTCCTCGATCTCCCAGAGCCACATAAAGAAGCGTGGATCGGTGAAGATGAAGACCGCGTCCGGACGTTCGGCCATGATCATCTGCCGGATCGTGTTCTTGTCGCCGTGGCCCTCGACCGGGAAGATGATCCAGTCGTCCCCGAACTTGTCGGGAGCCACCTTCTGCGGTCTCATGTCGGGGTGCTTGATCGCGCCACCGAGACAGATGAACTTGTACTTTCCGGTGGCGAGCAGCCCCTCGATGAGGTACTTCGCCTGGGTGCCGACACCCGAGGGAACGAGGGGGTGATCGGAGAGAAAGAGGATCTTGCGCTTCTCGGCCATGTGTTACCTAGGCTTTCGGGGGTGGCACAGGGGCGTCACAGTGCTCAGTCCCCAGGTATGGGCAACGTTCGTTCCAGTCGTCGATGCAGTTCTTGTGGTTCTTGATGAGGGTGCCGGCGTCGAACCTCTTCTTCAGCTGGGTGATGTCCTTGTTTAGAGACTCCACCGCCCTGCCGACGGAGACAGGACCCGCTGAGATAGGGAGGAATTCGATCGGCTTCACCAGCTCCTTCGATCCCCTGGACACGGGACGTGGAGCCCTGAGGAGGAGGACGAAGGCGGTACGGACGTTGGCGGGATCCAGCCCGTGCTTCTTGCAGAAGAAATGCTTGTAGAGCAGGATCTGGTAGTGGAGCTCGTGGTCCGTCTTCTTGTCCATCGGCCAGCCCCAGCCCGCGGTCTTGAAGTCGATGATGTACAGGATGGTCTCGCCGCGCTTCGACTTGGTCTTGACCACCATGTCGATGTAGCCCTTGAACTTGATGTCCAGACCGTCGGTCCGGGCGATGGGCTCCTCGAGCTTGTACTCGTTCCAGAGCACCTGGGCCGTGGCCAGCTCCTCACACTCGTGGAACCGTCTCAGGACCCGCTCACCGGCCTCCAGGAAGGTCTCGGGGCGGAGGGCGGACTTGTTCGGCTTCCCGTTCTCGTCGTGGGTCGGGGTCCAGAGACGGACCTGTTCCTTCTCCTGGTACTTGAGGACGTTGGACCAGAACAGCCACTCGAACTTCTTCTTGAAGTAGAAGACGGCGATCTCGATGTCGGTGATGATGGGGTTGCGAGCGTGGCAGAGCTCGATGGTCTCGTGCAGGGCTGTCCCGAAGTCCATGTAGATCCCATAGACCTTGTGGTACAGCTTGTCGATGGAGTTGAGCTTCCACCGCCACTGGCAGTGGTTGCGAGCTTCCATCCAGCCCGAGTAGCTGATCTTCTTGGGGAACTCTACGTCAGACAGGTTAGCCTCCCGTCTTTGTGATTACAACGACGGTGGCGTTCGGATCGAGCGATCCCGTCTGGAGATTCTGCAGGGTGCTGCGCCAGAGAACATCGTAGCTCTGGCCGTCGATGGCGACGTGGTTCGGGTTGGCCGACAGCAGGAGGGCGGCGTTGGAAGCCTTCTTCTCCGTATCGGCCAGCTTCTTCTTCAGGTCGGTGATCTGACCGTTGGAAGCCGAGAGCGCCTGGTGGTGGAAGGCCAACGATCCCGACAGTCTCTGCCGGTCCGCCCTCAGGGAGGCGATGGTCGCCTGCAGCACGGCCGGATCTAGACTTCCCGAACCGAGACTTCCGGAACCGTGCGTTGGCATGCCTTACCCTCCGGACTTGACGATGACGACCGCGGTCTGGTCCTCGTGGACGTTCCGCTTCTGGTAGCCCTCGACAGCCAGGTCTCTCACTGTCGATCTCCAGATTATATCATACTTCCCACCGTCGATGAACACATGATTGCCATCGCAGAGCGGGAGACCCGCATCCTTGTCCTCGGAGGCCTTGAGCTTCGCCTTCAGCTCCTTGACGTCCGACTTCCAGCCGTTCTTGGCGGCCTTCAGCGAGTTGTCCGAAGCTGCGAGCTTCGAAGTGGCGTCTTCCAGCGCTGCCTGCAGTTCGGCGACCTGGGCCTGGAGGGCGGTCTTCTCGGGATCTGCCTCGGGTACGCTCGCGTCCGCGGGAGCAGCAGTCTGATCTTCAGCCATCTTCCTCTTTCTCCTCTACTCTCTTCTCTAGAAGAAGTAGTATAAAGCTATATAGCTTAAAGGCTATAGTAGCTGTAGGCGCCTACAGTTTCTTATAAGTAGAGACTCTCACGCTTTCTGACCAAATCTAGTTGTCGTGTGATAGGTATCTTGTACCCAGTCCACCTGAAAGGAGGTGACTTTCATGCAAATGTTGACGCTAGCAGTACTACTAGGCCTTGCCGCGGGCGCGGCCTACCTCGGAGGTTCCAGACTCTGGGGATGGCTGAAGGGAGCGGAGGAGAAGGTCGTCGAGGAAGCGAAGAAGGTCGAGGAAGAGGTGAAGAGCAAGCTCTGATCCGATCCCTGAAACAGAAAAAGCCCCTGAGAGAGAGAGTGGTCTCCTCAGGGGCTTTTGTTTTGGTAGCGCGTAGGGGTTTTGATCCCCTTCCTTCAGGTTGAGAACCTGACAACCTAGCCAGTAGTCGAACGCGCCGTAAGATGTGCCGTCGTGGAGTCGAACCACGAACCAGTGGCAGCAGTCCGTTCCTTTTCGCCTCCCAAGGCTACTTCAGGACAGAAAGTGGGATCTGTTGCTGGCCCGCCGGGCGGACTTTGGAGGCCATCCAGGGAGTCGAACCCTGCCCACGTGGTTTGCAATCACGTTTGCCCAGCCAGGACTGACGGCCAATGTTGACGATGTTGGAGCCCCCTCGGAGAATCGAACTCCGACCGCCTGATTACGAAACAGGCATGCTACCATTAGCACCAAGAGGGCGTGGCGGAAAGTAGAGGAATCGAACCTCAGTCGTAAGACCCAAACGCTTAGCAAGCGCCGCTGGAGTTCCCAGGCCAGATTACTTTCCAAACCTACCTGGCCTGCGAGCCAGGTGTCCTAGAAGTCGCAGCCCCTAGGATCTTCAGTCGCTCAGGTGAGAATCGAACTCACTGCGCTGGGCTTATGAGGCTCAGCTGGTTCCAAACCCAGAGCGGTTGCGGGGGTAGGAGTTGAACCTACCATTGCAAGCGTTAGCTCGCGAGGGGTATGAGCCCTCATTGGCCACCTGGGCCTGTCCCCGCTATAACTTGAAACTGGAGCCCCGGGAGAGAGTCGAACTCTCGATTCCTCCTTACCAAGGAGGCGGTTTGCCGTTGACCTACAGGGGCATTCTCGAACACCTACGAACGCTTCAGAGCCTTCCCAACCACCTAGGCCATGGATGTACCTGGCCTGGTGTCACAACACTTCGTGGAGCCCCCGGTGAGAATCGAACTCACGTCCCAGGTTTACAAGGCCCGTATTCTTAGCCACTGAACTACGGGGGCGATGCGGCTGGGTTCGCGGGCAAGACCACGACCACTTAGCTCCCTGGCGTCGGGAGTACCTGGAGCGGGTAGCGGGAATCGAACCCGCCATTTCTGGTTGGAAGCCAGACGTGTTGCCACTAGCACTACACCCGCAAAATTGGGAAGATCGGCCGGTATCGCACCGGGCCAGGACGTCTCCCGGCTCATCGCGTTTTCGGATTCACAATCCGCTGACTTTTCGTAGTCCACGACCTTCAGAGCGGGATGCGGGAATCGAACCCGCGCTTCAGGCTTGGGAAGCCCGTTCGCTACCACTACAACAATCCCGCAACGTGTGACAACCGGCTTTGACCCCTTGCAAGGGGGTTCCCACGCCACATCCCGCTGGATAATCGCGAATCACCAGACGAGAAGGCCGGCCAAGCTTTAAGACCTCCAAAAGGGCCACACTGGTGCGGGTAGAGAGAATCGAACTCTCGCTTCGGACTTGGCAAGCCCGTTCGCTACCATTACAACATACCCGCGAAATGGAGGGGACCCGACGGCTCTCACGTCTTCGAGCGGTTGGGCGCCGCCAGGTGTTTCCCACTGTCCCCGTGGTCTGAGAGGTGGGATTCGAACCCACGGCCTCCTGGCTCCAGACCAGGCCGTCTACCGCTGACTTACTCCCAGATGATGCCCTGTTCGTCCCACCACACTGCGTGGGCACTGCGTCCAGGCTACGTAGAGTCGGGATGGTGAGTTTCGATCTCACGACCTCGTGTCCCCCAGACACGCGCGCTCCCAGCTGCGCCACACCCCGTTGCTGAATTGGTCTGGATGGGTGGAATCGAACCACCTACGTCCTCGCTCCGAAGGAGGGTGTCTACCAATGACTTACATCCAGATGGTCCCGAATGCCGAGTTGAACGGCTCCCCCGGTTTGACCCGGTGTGCTGACGTTACACTAACTAAGGGATGGTCGGAAATACACGATTCGAACGTGCGGCCTCTCGGACCCGAACCGAGCGCTCTACCAGGCTGAGCTAATTTCCGGGACTTACAACTTTGAAGGCATCAGAGGGGGGAGGGCTGGAGGGACATTGTCTGTTGCAACGCTCCCGTCCGTTTCGCTTGGCCCTTCCCAGATGGTGCCGTATCCTTGCCTGTACGCCATGTCCAGGACCTTCTGCATCTTGGCGCAGTTTTCCTTGGTCATGCTCGTGCAGTCCCACCCCATGTCGTGCTCCCAGCCGAGCTGGAACACGTACTTGAAGGCGGTCCAGACTCGCTTCCAGAATCCCTTCCAGTTGCGGTGCTGGTAGTGAAGAGTCATGCCGATCTCGACGTCGTACTCGGCGACGGCCATGTGACCCTTGGTCCCACAGTCGCACTCGATGTACTCACGCGTGATCTCTACTTGAGGCTTCACTTTCATGGTTCCCCCACAACGGTTCGAACGTTGATCGTCTGAGTCAGAGTCAGGTGTCCTGCCAGTTGGACGATAGGGGAATAACTATTCTTCTACGAGCTCCGAGAAATCCTCGGGCTTGGCATTCTTCGCGTCTTCGCAGCTCTTCATGAGCTCCTTCTCCTTCTCGTCGCGACGATTGGGAGACCAGAAGAAGCAGAGCTCGTTGAAGAGTCCGTAGAGGAACTCGCCGAGCTCGTAGGTGACGCGGACGTCCGTGTTCTCGTAGCCGTCCGTCGTCCTGTCCGAGACCCAACTGAGCCCGCGCTCAAACTTCTTGGAGCCCTTCCGCTTGAAGCCCATCTTCTTGGGCTTCTGCTTCTTCCACTTGTGCTTGCACAGCACCACGGTCTGCTTCATCGTGAGAGGCAGGTTGAGCAGGTAGGCCCAGGGCGTGAATTCGATCGCGTAGGAGTTTCCACGCTTCTCCAAGGGTACGTCCTCGCATCCTTCCTCCCAGTATGCTCCGATTCCGTGAGCAGAGACCGTATGGTCCTGCATGTCCCATTTCTCGATGTCGTCGTAGTTCGACATCTCGTAGTACTTGTAGACTTCGATCGCCGTCAGCTTCGACTTGCGGTCGGGGTCGCGCTTGGCCACCACGTTCTCGTCCTTGAGGTACTCGTCCAGGTTCGCGTGACAGAGCTTCGCGACCAGGTCCAGCACCAGCGGATCGAACTTCTTGAGGACGGCGACCAGATCCTTCAGCCGGACCTTGCCCTTGATCTCCAGGCCGTGGTGCCAGGCTTCGAGGAAGAGGTGAGTCGTGGTGTTGATCTTCCACGTCTTGTACTTCTTCTTCTTGCCGTCCCACTCGCTGGCCCAGAACCCGTCCTTCTTGAGGATGACTTTGTCCATTGGTACTCCTATCCAGAGTCGAACTGGAATCCCACCCTTAGGAGGGGCGTGCTCGGATCCATTGAGCTATAGGAGCATTATACCACAGATTCATTTCTTTGTAACGGCAATCGCATACATTTCGCCGTTTGGCTTACGCCACCTGCGGAGAAGGCCTCTGATATCTAGTACGTGGATACCATTTTCCCGCTTGTTCTTTTTCGTCCGCTCGGAGTCCACGATCAAGAACCTGTCCCCGATCGTGCAGGCGATCACCGCCCAGTGGGTGTCCCCGTCGCAGGCCATGATGAGAGGGCATCCCTTGCCGAGGTACTTCTTCAGGGCCGCCTTGGCGTGGGTGGCCTTGGTCGTCTCGTACACCTCTGAAGTGTAGCCGAGGTGATCCAAGGCATTCAACACCCCTGCCTCCGTGGTGCCGTCGTCGTCCGTGCCGGCGAGCTGGCGTAGACGGTGTTCCCCGACATTCTTCCCGAAGAGCTTCAGGACGTTCCGGATGGACGCCGCCCCGCATGAGTTCTTCGTCTCCTGGAACCTCATACGATAAATATGGTCTCCTCGGAGGGATTCGAACCCCCACCCCTGGGCTTAGAAGTCCCGGATCTGGCCACTTGAATTACGAGGAGGTGGTGGAGCCACCGGGAATCGAACCCGGGTCTGAACCTTGCGAAGGTCCCGTTCTACCGCTGTCACTATGGCCCCGTGAAGAACTCTTCGAACTTGTCCAGAACCAGACTTTCCGAGCGGTCGTACTTCTCGCAGAAACCGTCTTGGTGGACGCTGAGGAACCGCGTCTCTTTGTGCTTCGCGTGTTCGTAGGTGTTCTCGGCGCAGTAGCCGAAGTTCCCTAGGGGGAAGTCACCGTGTCGACATGTTTTGCACGTAGGACTGATTCGGTACTTCAACTCCCGCAACACTTTCAGCTTGTTCTGGTCCATGGTGTCCCCGGATGGAATCGAACCATCGTCTCCACCTTGTCACGGTGGTGTGCTCCCATTTTACCACGGGGACTTCTTTTTGTACAACGGTCATGATGATCGGCTCGAACCCGTTGTGCTTCAGGAGTCGCGCGGTCTTGATCGTCAGATCTACACATCCTCGCCAGATGCCTGGGTCGGACGCCTTCCTCTTGATCACCCAGCGTCTTCCGACGTTGGCGCCGTAGGGCCCGTGGTCGACCACCTTGGCCACTACCACCTTGCCTGTCCGGGGGTTTTCGAGCTTCACCCGGGTGCCGCAGGGGAGGTCCCTGTGGGCGATCCCGATGTCGTCCGGTCCGAGCTCTCTGTGGAGGCAGACTGCTTCGCCTCCCTTCAGTTCGTCGTCCTCCCATCCGAAGATCGATGCGTTGCACGGAGTCGGGGGAGGGGGCGCGCTCATGAAGAGAGCGATCAAAGCTGTCAGTAGATCCACATCGGACCAGCCTTTCTGCCTGAGAGTGGTGGAGCTAACGGGGGTCGAACCCGTAATACCGGTCTGCCGAACCAGCGTGTTCCCATTAGCACTATAGCCCCATTGTAACACGGAAACTTCTAAAAGTAAATGGTGCCCTCCCACGGAACCGACCCGTGATCCCTGGGGTTTCAATCCAGTGCTCTTCCGATTGAGCTAAGAGGGCATGATGAAGTGGTGACGCGTATGGGTTTTGATCCCATTCCTCCTGCTTGAAAGGCAGGCCACCTAGCCAGTAGTAAGAACGCGCCGTGGCCCCACGTACGGGAATCGAACCCGTCTTCCTCTTCCGTGACAGGGAAGTGCCGCCTGCCAGGCGGCTCACATGGGAAATCTTGGTACCCCCGTAGGGAATCGAACCCTAGTCGTCACGCTTAAAAGGCGTGCTTCCGTCGCTGCCCTTAGGTGAGCAGGCCGTATCCATCGGGCGGGGGCATGGTACACGCGCTAGGGATCGAACCTAGTCTGAGCCGGTAATCTGCCGGAAAGGATCTATAAGGTCCCTCTGACTCCAAGTCTCGCGTGCGTGGTGAACCAGGTGGGGGTCGAACCCACAGCCAATGGATTAAGAATCCACTGCTCTGCCAGTTGAGCTTCTGGTCCAAATGGTCCCCCGACTGGGAATCGAACCCAGATCACACGGCTTAAGAGGCCGGTCGATGTGCCGTTAGGCTTCCAATCATCGGGCCAGGGGATGTGGCGTATCCTCTAGGAATCGAACCTAGCTTGACGTGAGTTAACAGCTCACCGCAATCAACCAGACATGCCAAGGATACAAAGTGGCTCCAGGGGCAGGCTTCGAACCCGCATCTTCTCCATTAACAGTGGAGCGGCTTACCAGTTAGCCTACCTTGGAATGGTACCCCAGACGGGATTCGAACCCGCACATCCTGCGGTCTGAACGCAGTGACTCCTACCAATTGGTCTACCGGGGCAAATGCAGGGGCGTGCTACACATCATACACCAACTCGTGCATAGAGGTCACGAGTCCTGGGTCGGTCCAGGTTCTCCCCTTCTGTGCTCTTGATGAGATTCGAACTCACACCTGTCAGCCTTCTCAGGACTGTGCCTCTACCAATTGGGCTACAAGAGCGTCGCCGGTGTTTTAGCTGCTTTACCGGTAGCAGTATAGTGGTACACCCGGCGGGATTCGAACCCACACTGTTCCTGATTCGTAGTCAGGTGGCCTATCCAGTTGGCCGGACGGGTGCATGGTGTCCCTGGCGAGATTCGAACTCGCACTGATCCACCTTCGGAGGGTGGTGGCCTATCCAGTTGGCCGACAGGGACAAATTGAAGTGGAACGTAAGCGGGGTTCTGTTCAAGAACGATCATTCGTCTGGGATGACTGTCACCAGTCACCTCTAGCTCTCAACCCGTCAGCATCGGCCGGACCAGCCCCTGACTGCTCGAGATTGCTCCAGATGGACTCCCCCGTTTCAGCCGAGCATTACCTCGGTTCGTCTCTGTTGAGAGTATCTCCAGGTCACCCCGGACCAGTCGTTAGCTGGCATCCTGTCCTATGGAGCCCCGACTTTCCTCTGGTTTGCGAAGCCAGCGATCGTTGCATCCACTTCAAAACTTGGTAGTCCCTGAGGGAGTTGAACCCACGTAGACGGTTTGTAGGACCGCCACTCTACCGTTGAGTTAAGGGACCGAAAAAATGCAGGTTGGCTCGCCGTCGACGTTGTCCCGAAGGAGACGGTAGAGCGGATTACCCGGATGCTCTGCATCCCAGACTCACGAGGTCTGACCTGCAAATTGGTACGCCATGAAGGAATCGAACCCTCGTCACCCGGTAATCGGCCAGGCGCACTACCATTGTGCTAACGGCGCATGAGAGAAAAGACGGCCGGCGTCCTTCCGCTAGACTACCAGGGACCGAGGTCCCCGGGCGGGATTCGAACCCGCGTTTCCGGCCCAGTGCTTGCAGAGAGATTCGAACTCTCAGGAAGGTAGGTTTGAGCTACCTATGTCTACCTGTTGCATCATGCAAGCGATGCGAATACCCGGCCCCAACCCGTCGCCGGTATTCTGACAGTCCCCACCCTAGACTGTCTTGCCCAGTGCTGAGGAAATTGGCATGTGCTGTAGGAATCGAACCCACTCCTGGAGTTTTGGAGACTCTTTGGACACCATGTCCTAGCACATATGGGGTGATCGACGGGGTTCGAACCCGCGCTACGTGATCCACAATCACGCGTGCTTCCTGTTACACTACGAACACCATATGGTGCGCGGGCTGAGAGTCGAACTCAGCTGCCACGAGGGAACCGGTTTACAGCCGGCCCAGGGAACCGTCCCTGTCGTCCCGCGCATATGCGGCCCGAAGGCCGCTTCATCGTCAACTATTCGATTGTCAAGTACTGCTCAGTGGAGCCGACGGGAATCGAACCCGCCACGGTCTGCTTGCAAGGCAGTCCTGTCACCTTGAATCTCGACCCCAAGAAACCAAATCTGGCGGAAGAAGGAGGTCTCGATCCCCAGCCGACTCACGCCGACCACACCGCTTTCGAAACGGGTCCCAGTCCAAACCGGGTTCTTCTTCCAGTGGCGGAGAGAGGAGGTATCGATCCCCAGGCGCTTTCACGCTCGAGCCGCCTTCCAAGCGGTCCCGGTCCCTGACCGGTTCTCTCTCCGTGGCGGAGGGCGGAGGATTCGAACCCCTGCCTGACGGTACCATCCCGGTGTTCAAAGCCGGTCGCAGTCCAACTGCGGCACCCTCCGTTTTTTATTCTCCGATCACCCCCTTCGCTTCATCATCCAGCGGCAGCAGTCTGTCCCGGTGCCGCGCCATCTTTCGTTTTCCGTCCGTGACGATGAAGAGTCCGGTCGAGGTCGGTCCACTGAGGATCTCGACCTCGATGTTCCCTTCATCATCCACCCCGAAGGTTAGGGCCTTCATCAGGACCTCGCGAGGTACCCCTTCACGATGTGGTCGGCAGCGTGGCTTGCAGCCCATGCGTCCGGCTTGATCACCGCGTTGAAGCCCTGCCCGAGAACCAGGCCCACCATCTCCTGCACGACATCCGAGGACTTGTACTGCGTGTCCGGGTTGGCGTCGATGTGGATGGTCAGCTTGTTGGCCTCCGGGATCTCCGAGTTGAGCTCCATGCCGAGCTCGACGGACATCCAGGCTTCCTTCAAGAGCCTCTCCCTCAGCGACCGGATACGAGTCATCCGCTCACGGCTGAAGAAGCACCGACCTCCCTTGCCCGGGGTGAGGATGATCACCACCGTGATGTACTCCGTCACGTTCCCCGCGTTCTGCGAGTCCGTGCCGATGACGAGTTCACGGTCCGGCGATTCAGCCATCAGGGCCCGTATCTCGGCCTTGAGGTCCACCGTCTTCTTTCCTACCATCGTCTTCCAGGTCTTCTCGATCATGGTCGCCACCTTTCCTGTGTAGCCTGGTACTGGTTCCGAGAGAGGGACTCGAACCCCCGCCGCCCTGGTTCAAAGCCAGGTGTCCTGCCGTTAGACCATCCCGGAAAACTAAAAAGGCCCCCTTTCGGGAGCCCTCCATCAGAACCTATCTTAATTCTTGCCTAGGTTTGGAGGGCGTTGGACCTGGCAAGATCCCACTTGATCGAATTGGCCTGCTGCGGCTTGATGCTACCGCGCTCGGCCGTCCGATACACAAAGGACGAGCGTCCGGTCATGCCGGCGGCTTCGAACTTCGTATGTAGGGTTGACTGTGTCACAACGATGCTCCTGTTTATTTACCTAGTTGTCTCAGAAAGTTTTTGCCCAACAAAAGTGAGCGACCTATTTATACCAAACGACCAAAACGGAAATTCCGAGGCAGCTCCCATGATCCTGGCGATCCTCATCACCGCCGCCCTTTCCTTCCTCCTAGTGGAGGTCGTGGGCTTCAGCGTGCATCGCCTGGCCCACTCTCCCAAGAGTGGAAAGCTGTTCCGGGACCATCTCCACCATCACGCCCAAGCCTACCCCCCGAGCCGCTACCAGACCGAAAAGTACCTGGGAGACCTGAAGACCTCGTTCCTGCCGGTGTTCGTCCCCCTGTTCGTGGGGATGAACCTGCTGATGGTCTCCGTCCTGCCTTGGCCTCTGTACCTGACCTTCTTCGTGGTCACGTCAGCCTTCAGCCTGGCCAACAACTACCTGCACGACTCGTTCCACATCTCGACCCACTGGCTCCGGAGGTTCTCCTGGCACAAGCGGCTGACCGCTGTCCACCAGGTTCACCACCAGAACGTGAAGAAGAATCTCGGGATCTACTGGTACGGGTTCGACCGTCTCTTCGGTTCCTACCGCACCTAACCGCGACTTGTGAATCCATTATAAGTGGACTCACACGGGTTGTAAAGGAAAAAGTGCTTTAGGCGGGAAGAGGCGGGAAGACGATCTCGGGGTCGTTCCCGTTCACGAGCTTCAGGTAGTATCCCCCGAAGTGCTGGATGTGGCCCGCTGCGCATTCCGAGGCGTAGCTCTCCGAGCCGTCGTCTAGCTTGTAGACATTCGCCCGGTTCATGCACATGATGTGCCCGGCGTGGTTCCGTCCGAGGTGCTGAGGACAGGGACAGGTTCCGACGTAACTCTTGGCCATTTCCGATCTCCTAGAAGCTGACGGACTTCCCGCACCCGCAGGAAGAGGTCGCCTTCGGGTTGTCGAAGATGAATCCTTTCAGGGGCTTGAAGTCCAGGGTCATGTCACCGACGAACTTGTAGCTCTTGTGGTCGACGAAGATCCAGGCCTTCCGGAAGTTCCACTGTCCGTCCACCTGGACGGGCGGCGGCTCCAGCAGGTGGTTGTCGTTCGTGAAGGCGACCATCGGGTCCATCCAGCCCATGTAATACTGGAAGCCGTTGCATCCCCCGCCACGGACGAAGAACTGGACCCAGCGCTGCTTGCCGGCGTCCTGCCTGATGATCTCCTGCCAGGCTGATTCGGTGACGTTCATAGGGGATAATTAGTCCAGGTGCTTGGAAAAGACCTTCCTGTAGGTCCCGACGAACTTCGTCCGACTCTTCTTCATCCAGACTTCATCCATCTCGATCTTCAGCTTCTTCAGGATGTTCTCCCCACGGGTCCAGGCCGCTTCCTCTAGATCTATGATGACCCGTCGGAGCTTCCGAAGATACTTCTTCGAGATGGAGACTTCTCCGAGTCGCCACATGTTGAAGAGCCCGACACACTGCATGTGCCGGTAACATTCCCTCTTTCCCATGTCGTCGAAGTCTGAAGCGTGACCGAGCTCGTGGGCCAGGCTGTGGATGAGGTGGCGTTCTTCCCGATGGGTCTTGAGGTCAGGAGAGAGGGTGACGACACGCGCAGGGATGTTGTAGTAGCCCGAAAGCTTTATGGTTCCAAGAGGATGTCTGGAGCTGAAGCGGACGCGGACCTTCTTCTTCTTGGCGTAGTCCTTCAGCTTCTTGAGGTCACTTCTTCTCATCCATCGCCCTCAGGATCTTGAGGACGCCGTCTACCATTCGGTAGAACCAGTCGTCTGTGGGCCAGCCCTCACGTTCCCACTTGCGCATGGGATAGGCTTCGGCGTAGATGCATCCCTCGAGGTGCAGCCTACGGGCTACCTCCTCCACAAGAGGTGGGAGTTCGAGCATCTGTCATCGACCCCCGCTTGCCTTTCCGACAAGCCAGTCTGGGAGGGCATCGTTCGGACAGTGTGAGGCGCAACACTCACACAGGTACCAGCGGTGGGAACCGACCGGCACCTCAGATCTCACGGTGCCTCCGTAGAGGCGCTTGTGTTGGGGGTGGGGGCACATGATGCCCCAGTTGGAAAGCTCATCGGCGTACACCACGTAGGGGTCACGCTTCTGCTTGTCGACGAAGAGAGCTTGGAAGAAGGAGGTGGAGAACTGGTTCTTTTCGAAGTCGGAGAGGTCCTTCCACGGGATCAGGGGGTGCTTCCCCTCCGCGGCGCAGTACTTGAGCCTATGCAGCTCAAGTCTTGTAGGACGCTTCGCCATGTCTTTCGTTCCAGCCCACTCCTGATAAGTAGCAACGGCCTTCCTGATCAACCAGGAAAAATTTCTTTTTGAGATCCACAGCATGTGTCACCGTATTTTCTGTGCCGCCCTTCCGGTTGGGATGCACGAGCGCGAATAGAAGACTAGAGTCGACCACGATATCTTTGTTTCGAGAGAAGGCCCTGAAGACGAAGTCCTGCTTGGAGGTGATGGGCGGGTCACGGGGGATGGGATGGTCCTTGTACTCCAGGCCGTAGAGAGCCGCGGCTTCCTTGGCGAAGGAGTCCGGACCCTCGGCCCCTCCTGAGACGATGACGATGTGTTTGTCAGGAAATGCTACCGTCGCGGACCGGACGATGTCGATGACGATCTGCCGGTCCTTCAGGGTGTTCCGCCGGCGGGAGCCGACGATCCCTATGCGGAGCTCCCCCATGCTAGAAGGGCTCTTCCATCTCCATGTCGCTGGTCAGGTGCTTCGGGAACATGTGCCCCCACTTCTCGAGCATGTCGAGGTAGCACTCGTCCAGGATGTAGGTGGCCGTGAAGTCCGTCTCCGAGCGGACGCAGCGTCCCATGGCCTGGGCGAGCGCCCGGACGGTCCGCCAGTTGTACCACTCCCGGTCCGAGCTCATCTTGGCCTTGACGACCGGGTCTCCCATGTTCGGGTACGGGACCTTGCAGATGATCTGGAAGCGACCGAGGTCGTCCCGAAGGTCGAGCCCCTCAGTCATGCCGGGAGAGACGATGACGGTCGGGTCCGGGCTCTTCATGTGCCGATTGATGATGTCCTTCCGGTCGTTCGCGTTCTTCTGGACCAGGAGCCGCTTGTTCGTGATCTTGCCGACTTCCTTGGTGATCTCGTAGTTGGCGGTGTGGATGATCCCCTTCTCATTGGGGTGGGCGTCCAGGATGCGCTTGATGGCCCTGCCGATGAGCGGGAGGGACTGGTCGATCCCCTGCCTGGACATCTTACCCACCGGTCGGAAGTGCACACCGAACGACTTCGGTGAGAACGGGGTGGGGATGGAGATGAAGCCCGCGTCCGCCGGAAGACCGGCGCTCCGGGTGAAGACGTCCTTGTCGAGGATCGTTGCCGACATGAGGAGGACGCGTTGCGCCTGGCTGTAGAGGATGTCGTTTGCCAGCCCCGCAACCTCCAGCGGCTGGTAGGAGATCGTCTGCCCGCCCTGGTCCCAGTTCGTCAGGATGGTGCCACCCTTGTCCAGGATGCGGTTGATCTGGCACAGACGCTTGTCCAGCATCTCGTTGTCCTCGGCGATCTTCTCGAGCGCCCCGGGACCGAGGTTCTTGCCGAACATCTCGATGAGCTTCTTGGCCACCTTCTCCATCTTGTCGAGAATGGTCTTCTTGTACTCGCCGCCCAGCCAGTCGATCAGCTTCTGGGGAGAGGTGCCGAACTTGGGGAGCTCCAGGTTGAGCTTGCCCGCGTCCTTCCAGTCGACGTTCACGGTCGCCCAGCGACGGACCTCGTCCTCGATGTTGTGGGCCTCGTCGAGCACGAGCAGGTGCCGCTTCGGCAGTTGACCGGCGTAGACGGACTCCGAGAAGAAATAGGAGTAGTTCGTGATCCCGAGGGGACCTTCAGCGAACGCTTTCTTGGCCTCTCGGTACGGGCAGCTGCTGCAGGCCAGTCGAGGATCGAAAGTCTCGCCCTGGACCTTCATGAAGGCCGTCCGGACTCGGGAAGTGGCCGCGCAAGTCGGACCGAGCTTGGGATGGACGCAGGGGAAGTTCGCCGCGGACCGCAGGTCTCGCGCGTGGGAGAAGTCCTTGACGTACTGGTCCTGAAGGATCTTCTGCGAGGTGAGGACGACGGCCCCGGGCTTGTAGGGATCCACCGGTTCCTCGATGGACGCCAGCCACCCGGCCATCGTCACCGCGATGGCGGACTTGCCGACACCCGTGCCAAGCTCAGCGAGGAGGACCCGCTTGCCGGCTAGAGCGTCTTCGCAGAGTTGATCGAGCGCCCGAGCCTGGTCGGGACGTGGTTCCTTGAGCGGAAAGTATGGTCTCCACATCCTACCATTATACCACAGCTTCAGTTCAAGGTGTTGTTCTTTGCGTTCTTGTCCGCCAGCTGCTGGGCGAGCGCTTCGGCTGCTGCTTTGGTGAAGTCGGCCGAGAGGGCGGCCATGTAGTAGAACTCCTGCGCCGAGAGCATGTAGTTGTGCTCGTCGACCTTGCTCTGAGTCCTGTCGTACCGACGCTTGGCGGCCAGGGCTCTGAGCTTTGCCCGGCGGACCAACCGCTTCAGGGCTTCCAACGCGTCCTTGACCGAGTCTCCTGCTTCAGAGACGATGCTGAGCTTCTTGTCCATTGGGATACTTAGATGCCCACTCGACGTAGTTCCGGAGTTCCTTGTCCTTCACGTCTGGGACGATCTCTCCTTTGACGAACATGTTGTAGGAGTCTGCGGCGTACTTCCCGACTCCATAGAGGGAGAGTGGGTCGTTGCCGTCCCACTTCAGAAAATCTCCGGTCATGCACAGGACCCTCGTGGCTCTCCTATTTTGGAACCCCAAGGGGCGAAATAGGACCGTCATGTCGGCCAACGCCGTGGACGTCGGAGCATCATGCAGGGACTGGGCTGTGGGGTACATCTCGAAGAACTTCTGCCAGATCGGCTTGGCGACCTTGGCGGAGACCTGGTTGAGGAGGATGCATCCGACGAGCAGCTTCCACGGCTCGTTCCGGAACTCCTCCTGCATGAGGGCGTAGGGCGAGATCTCAGTCGGGATCAATTGTTCTCCTTCTTCGGCTTCCGGACCCGCTTGACATGCGGGCTTTCCTTGTCCCGATGGGAGATGACCTTCACCCCATTCTTGTTGATCTCCCGCATCCGTCGGCTGAACTCCTTGTCGGCCTTGTCCGCCTTCGCCTCCACCTCGGGCCACATCTCCGCCATGGTCTGCAGGACGATGTCTCGCTGGTCCGGGGTGAACACGACGCAGTGGAGCCAGCCGTGGATCTTGTAGTACTTCTGTCCGTCGGGAGTGGTCCGCTCGGGGGCGTCGATGAGCTTCCTGACGAAGTACTGGAAGTCCTGGGATGGGATGTCGAGGTGGAAGGTGTCGATCTTGATCTTCTCGATCGGACGATCGACCATGATCATACCGGGACGGTCGCACCAGCCGGTGTCGGTCCCTGAGACATCGACCACTTCCCCGGCCCCCTCTTCCTCGTGCTCACGGGTGGTGAGGTCCTGGATGATGGCGGCGACCAGCTGTTTCGGTACGTAGTGGGCCTTGTAGCCCGTCACGTGGACGAAGGCCCAGAGGTGGTCGCTCAGGTCATCAGTTTTCATTGCTCGGATCGCGCGTCAAGTCCTGGACCTCGGGCAGTCCGAAGATGAGCGTCCCTTCGTCGAAGATGTCCTTCTGGCGGAGCATGCGGATCCCGTCCTCCTTGAAGAGCTCGAGAGCCCGCTCGTACTCGGACTCGTCGAAGGAGGCGTAGCCGGACCCACTCTTGAAGACGACCTTGTAGCGCATGTTCATCCCTTCACGCAGAGCACTTGCTTCAGCTCTGCCACGATCTCCACCAGGTCGGACTGGTTCGCCATGACCTGATCGATGTCCTTGTAGGCGCCCGGGATCTCGTCCAGGACCGCCTCGTCCTTCCGGCACTCGACGCCCGCCGTCTGGGCGATCATGTCGTCCAGCGTGAACGAACGCTTGGCCTTGCCGCGGCTCATCCGGCGGCCCGCCCCGTGGGACGCGCTGCAGAACGACTCCGGGTTACCGACTCCCCGAACGATGTAGGACTTGGTTCCCATCGATCCCGGGATGATGCCGAGCTCTCCGGCCTGGGCCGAGATCGCCCCCTTGCGGGTCACGATCAGGTCCTCACCGAAGTGGTTCTCCTCCGACACGTAGTTGTGGTGACAGAGGATCGGCTTCTCGAACTTCACCTTCCCGAAGTGCTCGATCATGATCTGCTTGTAGATTTCGAACATGGCCTTGCGGTTCAGGAACGCGTACTCTTGCGCCCAGTACAGGTCGTGCCGGTACGCCTCCATCTCCGGGGTCCCAGCCAGGAAGACCGCGAGGTCCTTGTCCGGGAGGCCCGTGTTGTGGGTCAGCTTCTGGGCGACCGCCATGTGGATCTCGGCCAGGGTCTTGCCGATGTTCCGGCTGCCCGAGTGGAGCATCATCCACACGTTTCCCTCGGTGTCCAGGCAGAGCTCGATGAAGTGGTTTCCGCCACCGAGCGTACCCACCTGCTTCCGGGCCTTGCCCTCGAGGTCACGGACCCCACGGCTCAGGTCGCCGAACTTCCTGAAGAGGTCGTTGGACGCCTTGACCACGGCGTTGGTGTGCTCGTTGAACCCGACCGGGATCCGCTCCTCGAGGTCGAGGCGGATGCGCTTCAGGCTGTCCGGCAGGTCGCTGGCCTTCAGGTCCGTCTTGATCGCTCCCATGCCGCAGCCGATGTCGACTCCCACGGCCGCCGGCGAGACCGCGCCCTTCATGGCGATGACGGACCCGACGGTCGCGCCCTTGCCGAAGTGGACGTCGGCCATCGAGGCCACGTGGTGGAAGACCCACGGCAGGGCCGCGATGTTCTTCAGTTGGTCGAGGGCGACCGACTCTACCTCGTGGATCGGTGCCCAGAGGTGGATCGGTACGTTCTTCCCGTTCAGCAATGCGATTGACATGTCCGTTGCTCCTGTCCTATTATACCACAGAATTGCGTAAGATGATACCTAGGTTACTTCTGGCAGGACGGGCAAAAATACGTTGAACGACCGCGCAAGTCCTTCTTTTCGATGAAACCTTCACAGCGGGCGCAGTCCTTGCGCCGGTAGCACCAGAGTCCCGAGTAGTCCAGCTTCCGCATCAGCGCCTCTCGGAGGACCAGCTGTCCGGACTCGAAGAGCCGTTGCCACTCGTCAGTGGTCAGCTTCTTGACGATCTTGAACGGGTTGATCCCGGCGGCGTGGAGCGCCTCACAGGCATAGATGTTCCCGAAGCCGGCGACGGCCTCCTGGTCCATCATGGCGTGCTTGACCTCGACCTTCTGGTTGAAGAGCATGGCCGCGTCCAGGACGTTCCACTCCCGCTTGGACTTGTCGATGCTCATGTCCACATTCACCGTGTTGAACGCCTCGGGTCCCATGTTGGCGAAGGTCCCGATGTCCTCGATGCTCCGGCACGGCTGGTAGTAGCGGAAAGAGCCAAAGAGCCGGGCGTCGTGGAACCGGACGGTCTTCAGCTCCTTGTCACACAGGACGTCGAACTCCATGCGGACGTCGCTGTCCTTGGCCGTCCTGGCGCCCTCGACGTAGTCGAAGCACCACTCGTCGCCCTTGATGTCCCAGTAGCCGGACATGGCGTTGTGGGCCACGGCGATCCCGTTGCTGAGGTGGAACGTCATGTACTTCCCGCGACGGCCCACCGTGTGGAGGGTCTGGCCCACCATGGCGGTCGCCTGGTCGTACCGGCCACCGGGACTGCGGAGCACCCGGACAGCCTTGACTTCCCCGTCGATGGCCCGCTCCCGCAGGTAGGCCACCATCGTCTCTACTTCAGGAAGCTCGGGCATGTCACTTCTTCTTTCGGATGAAGTTGGCGATCTCGATGCGCTTCCGCTCGGGGAGAGCGTCGACGAACAGCTTCCCGTCGAGGTGGTCGATCTCGTGCTGGAAGACCTGCGCCCAGAAACCCTTGTAGGTCTCCTCGACGTGCTTGACTTCCCAGCGTCCGTCGATCCTCAGCATCGTGCTGTACTTGACCTTGACGGCCCGGTGGCGACGGACCTTCATGCCGAATCCCGGGAAGGAGAGGCACGCCTCGTCCAGCATGTCAGTCTCGGGAGACTTCTTCAGGATCTCCGGGTTGATGACGAACGGCGGGATCGCCATGACGACCGGGTCGTCCTTCCCCATCCTGGCAGTGGTCGTCTGGTTCATGGCGACCACCCGCATGTCGACGCCGATCTGATTGGCCGCCAACGCGGCTCCGAGATCTGACTCTTCGAGTGTGTCTTCCATGTCCGTGAACAGCTTCTCGAGACAGATCAGGATGGTGCCCCCGATCTCCTGGTCTTCCAGGTCCTCGAGGACGACGGGCTTGCACTTCTGCCGGAGGATCTTGTCGGGGTACTTTATGATCGTTCTGACGGCCATGGAACCATTATATCACACGTCGTGGAGTCCGAGGACGTAATTTGCGTCGACCCTGTCCTCGATCCCCCTGAACCAGACGTGACACACCTCGGGCAGGTGGATCTGTCCCTTCTCGAAAGAGAAGAGGTCGAAGTGTGCTCCGAAGATCCCGCCGCCCGTGTCGGTCACGGTGATCCAGCCGTCGTGGACGAAGCCACCGACCGTCATCCCGTCGAGCTCCTTGATGTAGCACTTCGTCCCCACGGGGACCAGTCCACCCTTCCCCTTGAAGCGGGGGTCGTCCTTGGGAGTGCGTCCGATGTCCGCGGCGACCGTGCGGAACGGGTCCAATGGAAACCCATTGGCAGAGCCGTAGCCCTTCCCTGCGGCCTCTCCTGTGACGACCACGTAGGCGAAAGCCTTGACCACCCGGTCGTTCACGACCATGAGACCGGAGTAGCCGGGGCTACGCTTCGAGAGGTACTTCTTGTGGTAGTCCCACACCGGCTGGTACTTGTCGGCGTCGACTGGGACGTACTTCCCTGAGACGTTGATGAGCTTCCCGTTCGCCAGGATTCCGGTGCCCTCCAGCGAGAGAGAGCTGAAGAACGAGGGTGAGGCGTAGCCGAGGACTACCCCGTCCGTCCGAAGCACGGGAACGGTCTGCGAGCCGGCATGGTTCTTCTGGTCTGAGACGTAGTACTGCGTGATCCGCCACTTACGGAGCTGGGCGTCGGTGGGCTTGGCCTCGGGGGGAGCGGTCGGGGCGGCTGCGGGGCCCTGCGTAGACTGAACAGCATCGGCTACCTGGACCACATTCGGTGGCCAGTGGGTGAAGATGTTGAGGATTTGTTCGATGATGTCCATGGCCTAAGTAGCCACGGACGTAAGAAATCAGAGCTCTTGGAAGAGTTCGATGAGCCCCTTGGTGCAGTCGGCGATCCCTCCGCCGATGATCTCGAAGATGTCTGCCGCCCCTCGGAGGATGCGGACAGTGAGGGCGAAGGCCAGGATCACCACGACCATCAAGAGCCAGATCGGGGTGAGAACTATATTGATGATGCGACCGAGCATGGGGGCACCTCTTCTTTCTTGAGACTTTCCTGGAACTGTGAACGTCCGGCCAGCACGTCTCCGAGGCACTTGCTGCAGAAGTCGTGTGGCATGATGTCGATCCCTGGCTTCCCGTCGAGGGAGGGTCCGATGTTCATGACACAGGGGATGACCTCGGTCTTGGTGTCGTGGTGGGTGAGCCCCAGCGTATGCCCGACCTCGTGGACGACCAGCTTCACCAGCCGGCTCCACGGGATGTGAGTGCTCCCGAGCTTCCCGATCCCGAACGTGGAGACCACGCAGACGGGGAGCGCCATGCTGCCGTAGCCGTAGACCCAGATGTTGTTCTTCTGGGCGGCGTACAGCTCCTGGTCCGTGACCATCACCACCCGGCCGTGCTTGAGAAACTCGGCGCCCTTCTCCAGGACCGCCCCGGCTTCCGCCCTCCTGCGGTTGGGATCGTAGACTTCCGGCCAGAGGGTGCGACGACGCAGGACCTTCACGGGGACTCCGAAGATGTCCCAGGCGATCCGGCAGATGACGTCGATGGTGAGGACAGACACTTCCCCGATGGGGACGATGACGATGGCCGGTCCCTTCCCCTGCGCCATGTCCAGCATGCGTGGCGAGAATCGGAGGGAGGCTTCCTCGACAAACCCCTTGGGGATCCCACGGCCGGCACGCATGAACTCGTGCAAGGCCAGGCGACCAAGCAGGGCGGTGTGTTCGTAGAAAGAATCGGCTGAGTCTGAGCCGACATCTACACAGATGCTGAGGCCGAGGTCTCGCAAGCGCATCTCCGAAATTTTCCTAGGCTCCTGTCGCCTGCTCGTTCTCTGGGATGTACGGCGCGATCTTCTCGACGACGGTGGCCAGCTTGGCGGCGATCTCGGTGGTGGAAGCCCCGTTGGCCGCCAGCTCGTGGATGATGCCGATCATGCCGAGCGCCCAGGTCATCACGGCCTGGGCCTTTCCCACCTGCTGGAGGATGTCGGAGTTCAGCCAGCCATAGGACCAGGAGGCGGACTCATCCGAGTCCGGATCGTGGGGATTGTCTTCCAACGTGGCCCCGCGGTTGGCTGCCTCACGACCGCTCTTCTCGGCCTCGAGGATCTTCTCTTGGACTCGGACCTGCTCGAGGTAGAGCTCGATCTTCCCCTCGAGCAGGAGGTTCTTGTCGGACAGCTCCTGGTTCTTGTTCCTGAGGAGCTGGACCTCCTGCACGATCTTCTCGGCGCAGGTGACACATGTCCCAATCTTCTGCTCCATCCCGGTGACGAGAGGAGCTCCGCAGGTGAGGCACGGCATTAGTTGAGCTTGTCCTTGTCGTCCGGCGGGGACTCGTCATCCGTCTCATGCTTCGGCATGTAGATGACGCCGTCACGCACGGTCGCTCCGAAGAACTGTGCCACCGCCTGATTGACGCAGTTGGCAAAATTCATTCTCCAGATGAGGTCCAGCTTCCAGAGCTGGCGACGCCACCACCAGATGGGGGCGACTACGCCGGCCACAAAGCCAGCGAAAATCCAGACGATCGCAGTGAGGACGGGTCCCATGTTCACCTCTTATATTTAGAACATCTCCCGGCTTTTTACCGATTGGCCCAGAGGAGATCTCTGGCCGCCACGAGGGTGTCCAGCTTCTTCGTGATGGTCCCGTCCGGTCTTTCCTTGGCGATGTCCCGGATGGCGACTTCCAGCCCGAGGATGATGAGGTCCTTGGCTTTCGGGTCCGCGTTCTTCCAGTTCTCGGCGGCCATCTCGGCAGAGGTCTTCCGGCCGGCCTCGTCCTTGAACTTGGCTTCCTCGTCCGAGACGTCGAACTTCTCGCTCGGAGCACCGCCCAGAGCCTTTTCCTTCTTGCGACGGAAGAGGCCCGGGATGACTGACGACGGGAAGCCCATCAGCCGCCCGCTTTCTTGAGCTCTGCCAGCTCCGCTTCCGCGGCCGCCAGGCGAAAGCCCATGGGCTCGAGCTGGTCCCGCAGGACAGCGAACTCCTTGATGAGCCGGATGGTGCAGTCGACGGGCGATTCTTCCTTGCCGACCTCCTCCGGGAGGTAGAGGATGATGGCCTGGGTGATCTCCCCGAACGCCATCTCCATCTCCTGCTTGATCGCGCTGAGCTGGACGATCTGCTGGCCGTAGCCGAGGAACAGGGTCTTCAGGTCGCGTACCCACGCCGGCAGGCCCTTCAGCGGACCCTCGGCGATGGGGGTGTTGTCCGGAACGTACATCTGGGGCTGGTCGGACTCGAGTTCCTCGGGAGACGCTTCCTGCGTCTCCACTTCCAGCTCGGGCGGCGTCTCTTCGCTCATCGTATCTCCTTAGCTTGCCTGACCCGGCTTGATCCGCGGCATCCTGTCGATGAGGGCCTCGGTCAGCCGGATGTTTTCTGCCTTGATGTCTTCGAACATCTTCATGAGCTTTTTGGCGGCCACGTCCGTCTTCTGGGCGAGCTGCTCGTACTCGTCGTTCAGGGCGATGAGACGCTCACGTTCGTTCTTCAGCCAGAGCAAGGTCTTGTTGAGCTCGTTGACCGTGAGGGCCCAGTCCTCCAAGAGCTTCTTCTTGATGAGAACGTAGTCCCCGATGTTCAAAGCGTCCTTGGCGTCCATAGATCCCATTATATCACAGATCAGGGAACGATGTCATACCCCGTTTCGTAGCAGGCGTCCCTGGTGGCATCCTTGCGGTCCCCATAGATGCCTTCGACCTTCGTCGAGTGAGGCGGAACCCGGACGTCCAGGTTCACCATGGTCTTGCAGTCGAAGTGCACCACGACGGTCCGGGAGTAGGGGTTGTCGACGAAGAGCAGCTTCTCGCAGAGGTCGTGGCTGTCGTCGGCCCAGCGGACGAACTGCTCGTGGGTCTGCGGCTGGTTCTCCTTGCCCAGGTAGGGCTTGATCGTCGAGCAGCCGAACAGGGCGGCGCCCAGGACGACGATGGTGAACAGGCCGAGGATGACGGCGATGAGCGCCGCTCCGACCTGATGCAGGGTGATCTTGGGTCTCAGTTCTCGGTCCATGGGTCATTCCTTTCGGGTGGGCTTCTCGGGTTGCTCCTCGAGCGGAAACTCGAAGGGTGTGACGGTTCCGTAGAGCGCCTTCACTTCCGCGGGCTTGGCACACAGGAAGTGGGCCATGGAGACCCTCTCGCCCTTCACTTCGACGATGATGCAGGAGCCGAACCCCAGGTCCTTCTTACAGCGTACGCACTGGTCCATCCGGGCCTCCCCATACGAGGCGGACACCTTCCGCCTTCGTGATCTTCTTGCGGTTGACCATCTTGAGGATCTTCACTGCGTGATTGTGGCAGTCGAAGCAGAACCCGCTGCCGGGACCGTACTTCTCCTCGCCACAGATCGTGCAGGGTTCGATGTTACTCATAGGTCGGTTCCTTTTCCTCGCCCTCGTCCTTCGGGCGACGCTTCCGGCGCATGTACTCGAGGTAGGTCACCTCAGCCAGCGCCCGGTCATCCTGAAGGTACTTCAGGCGGCTCTTCGCGAGGTACGGGTAGAGCCCGTCCCACTTGATGACGAAGAGCTCCGTGGAGACCTGGTTCTCCGGTTTCTCCAGGTGGTTGTACACGTCCTGGACGCAGGTGAACCCGGGATCAGCCACGGATTACCTCGAACCAGTCGTAGTAGTCCTCCTCGTAGTACACCCCGAAACGGATGCGCTTCGCGGGGTCTTCTCCCACGAAGAACGAGTAGGCCGCGTCGAACTCGTTGGAACCAGGTTGGATGTCCAGGACTGTCAAGATGTCCTCCTTGTTCTCCGGTTGCGTCGGGGGGCACCAGTCGGAGTATCCGAACTGGGGCATCTCTGTTCCAAGAACGCTCATTGCTTTCTTCCGGTCTGCCCCAGCTTCTTGAGTCTTGAGGCGACGTCGCCCAGCTTCCAGCCCTTGGCCTCCGCCTCGTCGGCAGAGAAGACCACGACCGAGCCGCAGGTGCACAGCATCTCCACTGACGCCTTGGAGATCGTGGCCCCGTCCACCGTGTGCATGGCATGGTCCGGGTCGGCCGCCTCCAGGATGTCCCGAGACGTGGCCGTGTCGATTGGGAAAATCGGATTTTTCTCCATGGTCCTATTATACCACAGAAAATTACTGGTTGTCACCAAATGGTCGACCGCAGTGACCACAACGCTTCATGAGCGTCGCGCAACCCCCGCAGAGACGGCAGCCGCCGTCCTGGCTGAGGTTCATGCGGTTGATCTCGTTCCCGCAGTTCCGGCAGGCGAACTTGTCGTTCGGCGGTGCCATGTCTTCCTGGGGGTGACGGACGCCACGGCAGCAGCGGGGGTTCTTGCAGTTCGATTCGACCTGGGGCATTGTCATATCCTCTTTCTGGAGAAACGCCGGACGACCGGCTTGGGTGGGTTGGGCGGGCCGTCGAGGACGGCGTAGTACTCGTGGTAGGTGATCGCGGTGGCGGTCCCCATGGCATCGAAACGGATCTCGATGCCACAGCCGTCGTCCCAGTCGGCGGTGATGATGTCCGGCGACAGGACATACTTCCGGACCTTGTAGCCGCGGTTCTTCAGCTGCCACTCCACAGAGTCCTGAGAAGTGCCGAAGAGCAGCTGGAAGAAGCGCTCGTGCTCGTAGAAGATCCCGTGATCCATCAGTTCACCGTCGGGAGCGACCCGTTGGCCTGGATGAGCACGATGATCTTGTCCTTGCCGGACTCCTCCATGCTCCGCATGAACTCCTGGATCTTCTCCTTCGAAAAGGCGAAGACGACGTCCCCGTTCTCGTTGCGGACGTACGCGGCCCCGTTCCGGGCCAGGCTGTCGTTGAAGCGGTCCATGGCGTCCTTCTGGTCGTCTTTCACTGGAGTCCCTCGCAGTCTTTGTGGTCTGCCACGGCATAGGTGCTACACCGCACGCACAGGATGAGGTCGATCATCTTCCCTTCCGCCTCGGCGAACTCCTCGAGGTAGGGGATGAGGGCGACGGCTGTCTGCACGTCGATGAAGACGCGCGCCGGACCGTGCTCGGTCAGAAGGGGGACGACGAGGATGCGGCTCACTTGTAGTACCCGTCGTAGAACGGCTTGTACTTCGCCACGTCGGCCTCCAACTCCTTGATCTTGGCTTCCGCCTCGTTCAGCTGGTCCTTGACGGACTTTCCGGAGCGGCGCTGCACCACGACGTCGAACTGCTCCCCGTGGTAGTTCATGACGCAGGTGATGTTGTTCCAGTAGGACTTGTCGTCCTTCCGGAGCAGGTCGGCGATGCTGGCCGCGATGACCATCATGGCCCAGTTGTTCCGCCAGGAGATCTCGAACGGCGTGCCGTGCTCCCAGTGGATCTTGGCCAGCTCTGGCTTCAGCTTGCCGGTCTTCAGGCCCTTGACGAAGGCGGAGAAGCCCTCCTTGATCCGCTTGGACATGCGTCCACCGATCGTGGCCTCGTCCTTGGGCAGGTAGATCTCGGCGATCCTGAGGAAGGACTGCGCCTGGTCCAGGAGCTCCTTCTCGCGGTCGTACTGCTTCTTCAGGTAGTTGCCGGTGTCAAACAGGATGCCGGCCATCTGCTCCACGAGCTCGTTGCCCTCTTCCCGGGCCTGGAGCTCGATCCGCTCGATCTCGGCCTCGTCGAAGGGCTTCGTCCTGTCACGCTTGAAATCCATGGGATATCTATCCCTTCCCCTCGAGGGTGGGCAGACCATCGCACCACGCGATGAACGCGCGGAGATGTTCGAGGGTCAGCTCGTCATCCGACCCGTTCAGGATGCGCAGGTGGTGGGGTCGGCCGTTCTCCCACCAGACCTGGAAGCTAATCGCGCCGACTTTCACGTTGTCGGCCCGGTGCGTGGGGGTCACTTTCAGCGCCATCCTTCCACTTCTTCCTGGAGGTCGTGCAAGGTGACCTCCCCGTTGTTCAGAGCGATGGAAAGCTCCACCAGGCGTTCGGCGTATGCCACTTCTTCGGTCTTCTTGGGCTCAGGCCTTCGGGACCGAAACTCGAGGAGGATTCCCGTCTTCATGATACCATTATATCACAAGTTGTGAGCACGGGAACACACAAGTTTCCTATTTACTTTGGAACTCCGTGTGATATAATGGTATCCATGGTTGACACCAAACAGGAGAAAAACTCGATGGACAATCAAGCATTTGTTCAGGACGCGACCGTCATGTTGGCGGCCGGCCTCGTGGAGCGCAGCGCGGACCTCATCCGCGACGGCTGGATCCGCGGAACCTTCTACAAGATGGTGGAAGGGAAGACCCCGGTGGCCTTCTGCATCCTCGGAGCCCTCGAAGAGGCGCTGAACGAGCTGATGCCCCGTAGCCAGTACGTGGAGGACGCCAGGCACCAGGTCCACGACGTGGCGTGCGCCTTCATCCTCGACGAGGTCGAGGAGCAGACCCGCGAGAAGACCTCCAGCATCCCCGGCTGGAACGACTCCGGCACCCGCACCCAGGAAGAGGTCGTGAGCGTCATGGAGGCGGCGGCCAGCCGGCTCTGGGACATCAGCCTCGACTCCAGCGAGAAGCTCGCAGACATCACTCGCCTCGTTTCGTCGGCGGCCCAGCGTGGTGCTGGTCTGCGTACGGCGGAGCTCACCCTGTCCGACAACAACTAGCGAAAGGCCTCACCATGAAGGTCCCCCACGTTCAGCCCGCGCCGATGAAGCGCCTGTCGACCGTGATCGTACCCCCGGATGCCCCGCGCATCTCGACGGGGTTGCCTTCCCTCGACACTTGCCTTGCCGGCAGTGACGAGGAGCCGGCCGGGCTGCCCGAAGGGGCGTCCGTCCTCATCAGCGGCGCGCCAGGAGGTGGCAAGTCCACCCTGGCCGCCCTGATGGCCAACGCCTCCGCCCTCTCCCTCATCCTCCACGGCGAGGAGCCCGAGCGGAACGTGAAGAAGCGGTGGGAGCGCCTGAAGCTCACCCAGGACCCGTACCTGGCCTCCCTGAGGGACGTCGAGGTGGCGCTGGACAACGTCCGTGACGCCCAGGCCAACCTGGTGGTGGTCGACTCGGTCCAGACGCTGGTCCGCGAAGGCAAGCGTCGGCACGACTACCAGGCCATGGCCGCTGAGGAGCTCGTCGGTACCATCTGCGGCTCGGGCGGGGTGGCGGTGCTTGTCTGCCACGTCTCCAAGGACGGCACGGCTCACGCCGGCGACCAGAGCCTGGCCCACCTCGTCGACGTGCACCTCCACGTCACGACGAACGCCAAGAAGGGTGAGCGGAAGCTGGAAATCCGGAAGAACCGCCACGGGCGGGCCGGCTTCGAGGTTCCGCTCACCATCACCCAGTTCGGGGTGGACGTCGGCACCCCCTCAGCGATGGGGAGCCTCGCCTCGGCCCGGTCGGGGCTGGAGAAGGCCGCTGAGAAGGCCATCGAGCTCCTGCTCATCGGAAAGACGCTGACGGGGTACGACTTCGACCTGGCGGGCGTCTCCGGCGGCATCTGGCGGGCCGGTCTCGAGATGGGGGCCAAGCGCCTCCAGCGAGACGGCAAGGAGATCGAGTGCATCAAGGTGCAGGGCCGCCGTGGCTTCCGCATCAAGGTGGAAGGCCCTCTCCCCGAGGGCGCCATCGTAATCCCCTTCCCGGTGAACACCGTGCCGGGAGAAGAAGACAACGTGAACGAATGACCCGAGACGACGAGGGGCACCGGGCCCTGTTTGCCCTCCTTTTCCTGGCCCTCTTCTGGATCTGCCTGGGCTGCTGCCACGGGTGCTCCTCGTCGAACGCGGGCGAAGCCCCGTTGGACATGGGGGTTTCCCAGAGCGTAGACCAGCACCCCGAGCGGTGCCGGGGACCGCAGGACTCCGGCAAGGTCATCTGGTGGGTCTTCCGGCCCGACCAGGGGATCAACGAGCTCGTGCTGGAGCCGGTGGAGGCCATCGTCCGGCAGGTCGGCTCGAAGTACGTCTGCAAGAACCACGCCAAGGAGCAGCACGGCTTCTGGTGGGAGCAGAGCAGATGAGCTCGGACCGGATGATCGACCCGTACGACCCGGTCCCCGAGGCTGCGGCGGCGGCCGATGTTTCACCGAATCTACAGGCAGATTCGGCCGAAAGCATCGTCCTCGCGCTGGCAGCGGCGGACCCGCTCGCCTTCGTGGCGGCGGTCCCGAAGGAGGAGGGGCTGGGGGTCATCTTCCACCGGAAGTACACGGCCTTCCTCGAGTGCGTCCTCTGCCACGGGGAGATCCCCCACGGCCACACGGACTCCTGCCCCTGGTGGCGGGCGGAATGCTACAAGAAGGAGCGGGGACTATGATCAAGGTGCAAGACATCATCGGGCACGGGCCACGGAACGCGGACGCCGCCCAGGTCCAGACGGTCGTCGACCTCATCAAGGGAAGCTCGGAGCTCCAGACGAACTTCTTCCTCAACTTCCAGGGGCTGGCGGCCGAGCTGCTCGTCCAGTCGAAGCAGGGGAAGGGGACCGCCACCCAGGACTTCCGGGACACCTGCGCCTGGCAGGCGGCGAACATCAACCGGTTCGTGGCGGCCGTGAAGAAGAAGCTGGGGGCCACGTAGATGTTGGACGCGTTCATCATCGACGAGATCCGGCGCCGGGAGGAAGTGGAAGACCGTCCGACCGTGGACATCCCCTACTGGGACCCGGACTGGACCCCGCCCGAGCCGATGGACACCGGCAGCTCGGACCGGGGCGTCACAATCATCGACATGAACCCCTAACCTGTGGTATAATGGTACCATGGCGACAACGGATCGGCTCGGCAAGGCGTCTGTCCTGGTGACCATCCTCCTCGGGCTGAACACCCTCTACGAGGGGCACGTCAACCGGCGGCGGAACCGGGAGCTGGACGAGAAGGACCGGAAGATCCGGGACCTAGAGGACCGGCTCAAGAAGCTGGAGCGGGAGAAGAAGTGATGGGCGAGGCGCTGCACAAGCTGGTCTTTCTGGACATCGACGGGGTCGTGAACTCGGGGCGGAACTACCACGAGTGGAACGCGGCCCACGACGAGGCCCTTCAGCGGAAGCGGGAGCAGGGGACCGTCGGGATGACGGGCGGGGACGACCGGTGGGTGACCCCGGCCGACGACCCGTTCGTCCTCAAGCTCTTCGACGAGGAGAACGTCGGCTACCTGAACCGCATCACCCAGGAGGCCGGGGCGAAGATCGTGGTCTCGAGCTCCTGGCGGATGTTCTACGCCCGGCACTTCGACCACCTGGTAGGAATCCTGGCCGGGGCGGGCGTCACCGCCGAGGTGATCGCGCCGACCCCCTGTCACATCCCCCACCGCGGGGCGGCCATCGACGGCTTCCTCCAGTCGAACTTCAAGGGGAAGTCGGTCCACATGGTCATCCTGGACGACGAGCCGAAGTACAGCTTCACCCAGAACTGCGACCCCTGGCTGGTCCAGACGGACGGGGCGAAGGGGCTGCAGGAGAAGGACATCGCCCGGGCCCTCAAGGTCCTGAACGGAAGACGATGGAACGGATGAGCCTGGAGCTCCACGACGAGCTGAAGACGGCCCGGCGGCTGGCCTGGATCAACGTGGCTGAGTACGAGGACCCGGGCGACTACGACGACAACGACCCCCTGCTTGACTGCAGGGATCCAGACGAGGGAGACCGATGAAGAACGAGATGCCGCAGGCCGCGATCGTGCTGGTGGACCGGGAGGGCCGGAAGACCGCCCCGAACATCAGCAACCCGGTGCACAGCACCCTGGACATGGAGCTCGTCCTCAAGGAGGAGATGATCCACATCAAGATGTGGGCCATGGCGGCCGCCCAGGGGAACGGCTCGGCCGGCTGCGAGGTGACCGACCTCCGGACCGGGGAGGTCGTCTACGCCGGGGGCGGGAGCTACTTCAGCCTCGGGGAGGGGTCGAAGCCGAGGATCTACGTCCCGGGTCCCTGGGAGAAGGTCATCCTGGACCGGGCCAAGCAGTACACGGAGCGTCTCCGATGAAGTCGACGCGGAAGATCCGGCTGACCTCGGACGTGCGCCCCCTCACGGAGGAGCAGATCAAGGGTCTCAGCGACCATGGCCTGAAGGCCTACCGGACGAAGGTCCTGGCCTTCCGGGACCTGGCCCACGACGCGGCGAACGAGTACTGCTGCGGCCAGCGGGCGGGGTGCAACGTGGTGGTGAACACCCGGCCCCGGGAGGAGCTCACCGAACGGGAGGTGGCCCGTATCCGGAAGATGGACTTTCTGGCGGCGGCCTGTAACCGGGAGTGGCGGAAGCGGGACCTCGGGCGATGAAGCTCGTAGAGGTACCGGTCTGGGAGCACCCCTTCACCTGCGAGCACTGCCTCGCGAAGGCGGTGGCCACCCGGGGAGACCTCGAGCTGGCCCGGATCGGGAGCTACGACGAGATCGACTACGAGTACTACTACGTCGAGTGCCCGAACTGCAAGTCCCACGTCATGCTGGACGGGGACAAGGAACCGATGAAGGGGAAGACGAAGGTCTTCGTGCCGCAGGACGAGAAGTCGGCGGCCCACGCCAGACGGAACAAGAAGTGGGGAAGATGATGAGCCGAAACGTCCAGAGCCTCTACGTGACCCGCACCTACGGGGGCTTCCTCGAGGGGACCTACGAGATGTGCAACCGGCACCTGAGGAACTCCATCCCGAACCAGGCCAAGCGCCTCTGGGGGGAACGGGCGACCCACGTCTTCTGGCCGGAGACGGACCCGACGAAGAAGTGGCCCGAGCATGTCTACTACGCCTGGCTGGACGACCCGCTGACGGGCCCGGTCTCGGGATGGCGGCCGGACGACCCGGACGGGCGGGAGCTGGTGGTCGTCTGGTTCTCGGACGAGCCGGTCGGGGAGATCGAGCACGACCTGGCTGCCCTCGTGACGGATGAGCTCTTCCGGGAGAAGGGGAAGGACTACCAGATATGATCGACCTCCTGAAGAGGGCCCGGAAGCTGCTGGACGGGGCCATGATCCGCTACACGAGCTCTGAGACGGAAGCGGAGCGCAAGCTAGTCTTCCAGGAGCTGTCCAACCTGATCTCCTCCTCCGAGGCGGAGCTGGCCGCCCTGGACGCCTACGTGTCGCAAAAAGAAGAAGAGTCGCTCCAGGAGAAGCCGGCCCCAGGGGCGGTGGTCCGCCTGCCGGTGATCCAGTGATCCGAGGGGTGTGCCGGGTGGCCCGGGCCCTGCCCGGACTCGCACTGTTCCTCCTGTTCTGGCCGTGGAAGCCGCGCTGGACATGGATCTGAGGTGGTGGGAGACGGCCTACCCGACCGGAAGCTTCGCGTACCGGCACGCCGCGTGGACGGAGGCCGCCTGGCTGGCCGACGTCCTGCGCCTCCGCCGGTTCTGGGACGCCGCCGGTCCGGAGCAGTACTTCGGATGCGCCCTCTAGTCACTCTAGTGACGCTCCGAGGCCCTTTCCACGTGCGGGTGGTAGGATTCCATGGTCCCGTCCTCTGACCTCCCTGGGGCCCTCCTGGGGACCGAGCTCTGGCTCTGGGGCGGGATCCTGGCCCTTACCCTCTGGATCGTCCTCTCCGACCTGCCCCGGAAGCCCCCTAAGTAACCCTTAGCTAACAAAATCAATGGCTTAGGCGAAAACCTGGGCTGGAAAAATGGGCCTCGCATCTCGGGAGCAGATCAAGCCGGGCCTAAATGCCTAATATTCCATATGAACCCCAATACCCCTTTCCTTTATAATATCATAGGCTTATAGGACGGCTCATATTCCTTAATGGTTCCAATAGGATACACGCCTATGCACTATCTGCATACCGCCGTAAGCCTATGATATCGTTATGTTCTTAGGCCTGTTTTTAAAAATGGAATTTGATATAATAGGTTCATAAGGCAAGGAAGGATGGAAAGGAAAAGGCCGGAATCATCCGGTCCCCTCCCCCTCCCCTCGCCCCAACGGAGCCAACACATGAAGACCAACGTCACCTACATCGACGCCGCGAAGTTCGAGACCCTCATCACCGCCTCGGGCCTCCCGATGTCGGGACAGAAGGGGTTCGTCAAGGTCACCGGTCCCAAGGGGCGTCAGGTCTACGTGGCCTCCACGAAGCGGGTCGGTCGGGTGGACATCAGCGGGTTCACGATGGAGGGCCCCGGCTACGTCTCCCCCCACTGCGGTCCCTTCGGGAACGTGAAGCAGCAGCTCGACTTCTCCCTCCCCGAGGACGAGGTGCTCAGCAACTTCGCCGCCCTCCTCGAGCACATGAAGACCCTGGCCCCGGTCGAGAAGGCGGTCCGCGCCCCGGCCACCCCGAAGGCGGACGAGCCCAAGGGCTGGTCGGGCAAGGCGGAGCGGGCCAAGAAGATCGCGGCCAAGTCCAAGGCCTCTTCGCCGGCCGCCTAGTCCGGTCCCGAGGTGGCCTCCTCTACGCCGGGAGGCCACCTCTTCTTCTTCCACCCGAGGCGGCCCGGTGAGGCGAGGAGAAGAGGAGCCCCAGGGAGCTGCCCTCTCCGCCACCGGACCACCGCCTCTTTTCCGGAGGGGTAGACACCAACGGGACTCCTGGGGCCTCGGCCTGTCCCGCCTCCCCTCCTCTTCTGGCCTCGGCTGCCTGGTGGCAGAGGGTAACCACTCCCTGCTGGGTTCGATCCCCGGTCTTGGCCCTACTGTTTGGCTGTCCAACCCGTACCACGGAGGTTCCTCTATGCGTAGAAGCAACACGACCGACTGGCTCCTGGCCGCCATGGTGGCCTGCCTCACCGCCTCATGGGCCTGCCTCTGCGCCAGCCAGGCGGTGGCCCGATGAAGACCTACAGCCGCAAAGAGATCCGGCACGACCAGTGGGAGATCCTTCAGCTGAAGGCCTACGCCTCCCTGCGGTTCCTCCGGGCCCGCCTCATCGAGGAGGAGACCACGGACGAGGAGGACATCGTGGAGCTGGTCGACCGCATCCTCCGCTGGGAGGGCGTCCTCTCCGCCACCTGCCGGCTCCTGGGCGCCTCCTCGGAGATCGACCTCCAGGACTACCAGGCCTCCCTGTGGCAGGACCCGTCGGAGCACCAGGTCGACCACATGATGGCCCTCGCGGCCGCCTCCTCGCCGGACCTCCAGTAACGTGACGGCCCCCGGTCATCTCCTCTCGGGGGCCCCTCCCGCCCGCCACTCCCTTCATTATACCACGTATGCCTCCGGTTGTACACCCCTTTTTGCCGCGAAAAAAAGTGCGTCCCTCGTCACTTTTTCCTTTACGTTCGGTCCGAAGTTTGGTATAATGGTTATATCAAGTGGCGGAAATGGTTCGAGGAATTATCCTCCGGCCATCGAAGCCAAGAAAAACGGAGAACGAGATGAAGACCAACGTGACGTATGTGGACGCGGCGAAGTTCGAGACCATCATCCTGGCGAGCGAGCTCCCCATGACGGGCCAGAAGGGGTTCGTCAAGGTCCAGGGGCCGACCGGGCGGGCCGTCTACGTGGCCAGCACCAAGCGGGTCGGCCGGGTGGACATCTCGGGCTTCGAGGTCTCCTACGGGGTGTCCCCGCACTGCGGACCGTTCGGCAACGTCAAGCAGCAGCTGGACTTCTCGAAGCCGGAAGACGAGATCCTCTCGGACTTCACGCAGCTCCTGGCCGACCTGAAGGCCCAGGCCCCGGTCGAGAAGAAGCAGCGTGCGGCCTCGAAGCCCAAGGCCGACGAGCCCAAGGGCTGGACCACCCCGGCCGCGAAGGCCGCCCGGAAGGCCAAGATCGCGGCCCACAGCTCGCAGGCCTAAAGCCTACCCTCGAATCACTTAGCCTCCTCTTTGCCCCCGGTGGCCAACGGCTACCGGGGGCTTTTCTATGCCCACGGGACGCCTCGCCTCTAAGCCCTGGCCAGATACCTCTAGCTCGACATAGAACGAGGGGCCCAGCTCTTCTCCTCCCAGATCCGCCTCTAAGCCCCTGCTACTCTACGCGCGCGCGAGGGGCCGTATCGCGGGCGGGTATCGGGCGAGGCCATCTCTTCACCCGCCCCAGTAGCACCTCCCGTACTGCGCCAGGTAGTCCCGGTGCGCCTGCCCGCTTCTTCCACAGTCGAAGCACGGCCTCTCTAGCTCCTCGAACTTCTCGAGGAAGAGAGACATGGGCCGGTCCCAGGGCAGGTCCTTCTTGAACTGAGGGGGTGACTCCTCGTAGACGGCCCTCTCCTCCTGGGTCTCGCTGTCCCTTGTCACGCTGAGGAGCACGTAGGTCTGCCTGGTCTTCAGGTTGACGTACTCTCTCCCTGGCTTGATCGCGTCTCTCCTCATGCTCATGTCTGCCCGACCTCCTCTTCGATCTCGTTGTACAGGTCGTAGAACTCCTCTTGCCCGAGGCTGTCCTCCCCGATCAGGTCCATCGTCTTCCTGAGGAGTACCTTCAGCCTCTCGTTCTCCTCTTCGGCGGTCTCTTTGCTCAGTTCTTTGTTGGCCGCCCGCGCCCTGCCCTTCAGGGGCTTGTCGGACTTCATGATGCCCTTGCAGGTACGGCACCTCCGCTCCGTCTTCGGGGAGTTGTGTCTGGCCGTCTTTCCCTTGCCGTATTTCTGCATGTCTTAGCCCACCTTGTTCCAGATGGAGTTGGCTTGCCGCGCCGATTCCGTCTGGCGATCGTACTCCTCGGCCTGTCTACGTTCCTCCGCCCGACGGACCGGGTCGTGAAAGAACGGGCCCTTGATCTCCTTCCCGGGCTTCAGGGTGTAGCGTCTGGTCTCGGGGTGCTGGACCATCCAGAGGGAGATCAGGCCCTGGCGGTTGCCCGAGCCGTAGAAGTTCGTGCACCAGAATCCGCGGGTGGTCCGGCCGCCGGAGCCACGCTCGAAGAAGTCCCAGTCGGGGTGGGCCTTCACGAACACGAAGTGCTGCATCTCGGCGAAGCTCATGCCGCGGTCTCCACGGGCCTGGATCTCGCGGAGCAGCTGCTCGGTGACGGTGGGGGCCTTGGTTTTATCCATGGTCTTAATATATCACGGAGTTTCCCTCGTGTACACAGGAATGTGTGAAGATTCTACCACTCGATGCGGTGCCAAATGGACTTGACCTCGCGCTCCGCCTCCCACTTGGCCATGTTGGCCGTGAGCTCCGCTTCCGAGGCCTTCCACCGGGCGTGCTTCTCCGGGTCGTAGACGTAGACCGCGGTCGGGGTGGTCGTGCCGCCGAGCGGGCCTTTCTTGGTGCAGGTGATCATGTGGCCGACGGCGCCCAGGGCCGACTCGTACGGGGAGCTCGGGCTTCCGCCGAAGTTCTGGTACTTCTTGCCCGCCTCGCCCAGGGTGAACTCCCGGTCCACGGTCTGGACCCAGTCGGCGAGGCGGGATTTGATGGTGTCGGCCACGTTACTTCGCCGCGGCCAGCAGCTTCGTCTGGAGCTTCAGCTTGAAGCTGTTGATCTGCTCGAGGACGGTGCGGCCCTCGTCGGTCTGCTCGAGGAAGCGCTTCAGGATCTCGTTCTTGGCCCGCTGCTTGTTGCCCTCGAGCTCGTTCCGCACGGTGCGGAGGCGCTGCAGCTCCGCCTGGACGGCGTGCATGCGGCCGACGCGGGCGGTGAGGGCGCCCACGTTCTTCAGCTCGGCCGAGAGGCTCAGCTGGATCTTCGACTTGTCGTTCCAGCTCTCGCGGATGTTGACGGTGGCGGAGGTCAGGAGGGCGGCCACCTCGCTGAGGGGGAAGTTGCAGATGGTCTTGAGCTCCTCCTCCAGCGCGTGCTCCTGCGCCTTGAGCTCGGAGCTCATGCTCTCGATGATCAGCTCGATGACCTCGCTCTTGGTGAGCTTGGTCTCGACCGGGAGGGAGGGGGAACCGATGAGGGAGAGCTCGTTCTTCGACATTTTGTGGGCTCCTCGGGTTGGTTTATTCCAACCTTATAGAATCATTATACTACAGAGTCTACTCGGAGTACACAGGAATGAGTGGAGATTCTAGAACTCCGGGCACTGGCAGCGGCCGGTGTGCTTCCCTGAAGGGCAGGTCCCCTTCGGCTCGGGCACCGTGATCTGGTGCAGCTTCCAGTAGAGGGTGCCGCACTCGAAGTCTTCCGACATCTCGTCTTGCATGGCTGCCCGCTGCTGCGCGTCGGTCGGCTTCCGTCGCCAGCCCGTGTCCAGGACACCCTCGTCCCCGCTCTCGGTGTTCCACGTGATGATCCAGACTTTCATTCGGCACGTCCCTCGCGGTATTCGATGCCCTCGTCCTCGGCCCACGCCATCGCTTCCTCCGCGGCCAGCTCCTGGGAGTCGTAGGCCCCGAGGCCCGTGTCCCAGGGCTCGTAGAATCCACCCATATCTGGATTCCACCAGAGCATGACGGCCTTCCACCCGCCGATGGAGAGGTACGTCGTGATGTAGCGCGGCATCTAGTGGATGCTCGGGCTCGGCTCGGGCGGACCGACGTCGTCCAGCGCCTCGACGGCCGCCATGACCGCGTTGCGGAAGGCGGAGATGTTGGCCCGCGATCCGCCGCCATGTCCGATGTGCCAGTCGTAGACCGGCAGGGCGCGGAACGTGCGGACGGACGGCAGGTCGCGGTCGTAGCCCCGCGTCTCCTTGTAGTCGTAGATCGTGTAGGTCTGCCCGCCGAAGGTGACGACCCACTCCGTCGAGACCTTGTACCCGTCGCCCTCGCAGTTCGGGGGTCCGAGCAGCGTCCGGAGCGCCTTGTACGGCGCGCTCATGTAGCCGGCCAGGGAGCTGCCGTTGTGCTCGCCGCCGAGGGTGACGCCCGGGATCTTCGTCTTCGTCTTCATTTTGGTCTTCTCCATTTTTTAATTCTATCACTAGATGCCCGCGGTGTACACCACTTTGTTCTACGTCTTCAGTCGTTGTAGATGGCGATGATGTACTTCCCGCAGTAGCTGGTGTAGAGCGTGGAGATCAGGTCGTTCTCCGCGTCGTACGTGCGGTCAATCAGGGTGAAGAGGACCAGCTTGTCGGTCCGCTGGCTGCGCACCATGAAGCCCAGGTCGCAGGCGTCACTCCAGACCTGGGTGTGCATGATCGGGAAGTCCGACCGCTCCGCCACGCCGTGGTTTCCCTTCCACGTGAAGAGCGAGCCCATGTGGACGGGGAGCCCCTGCGGTCCGTCGGGCTTCTTCACTGGATCACCGTGAGGCCCATGCGGTAGGCGGCCGCGACGGCGAGGTCCTGCACGGCGGCGCAGATCCCGTCTGGTCCCGAGTGGCGCTCGTCCTCGACCCACTCTCCCGAGCCCCCGCACTCGCCGTTGGTCCACAGGTCCCCGAGACCGAGCGGCTTCTGGTTGTACCAGACCTCGAACTCGATCTGGTCGGAGCTGACCTGGTTGACCGCCCTCAGCTCCACGCCGATGTGGATACGAAAGACGTTCATGCGTCTCGAGGTCTCGACGATGTTGGCCTTTTGTGCTTTTTCCATTATTAAATTCTACCACGAGGGACCCGCGGTGTACACCAAAATGATCTATGCGTCTGGAAGCTGGGCCCTGGTGAGGGTGAGGTAGCCCGGGTTGCCGTCGAAGTAGTTGACGGTCAGCTCTTCCTCCCCGTTCCAGTTCTCGATGGCCGCGATGTCCGGCCCGTACTCCTCCACCAGGCGCTCGTAGTCCTCCAGCTCCTCGTGGCACTCGCACTCGCACTCGTCCTCAGGACGCTCCTGGCCACGGGCGGCCCGCTCCCCGCACTGGTCGCAGGGTCCCGGGAAGTCCGGCTGAAGGGCGGAGATCGCGCAGGCCTTGATGTCCTCCAGGGTGTGCCGGAGGATCACGAAGGGCGGCATTCCGTCTCCCGTGCCGTGGGTGATGTAGGCGAAGATCAGGCGCACGTTACCACCTCCCCAGGATCATGTGGACGGACGGCGGGTGTTCGGTGCAGCCTTCGGTGCAGGCGCGGTAGCACCCGCCCTGCATGCCCTGCTCGGTGTAGTTGAGCTCGGACCACGGGAGGTCGGGCAGCTCGCCGATCGCGTGCAGCTCCACCAGCAGGTCCCTCAGCTCCTTGCGGAACGTCCCGTCGGTGTAGACCAGCCCGTGGACGGAGTTGTCCCACGTCCGCGGATCGAGGAAGACGCGGAGAAGCGTCTCGGGCTCGTCCCGGTACTCGTTCGGGGGGGACGTCGTCCAGACGATCTTCGTGATCGTGACCGGACCACGCCGACGCGACCACAGTCCCTTGCCGTCCGTGTTGACCGTCTTGTTCAGGAAGCGTTCGCCGTTCATGCGTCCCCCTTGGTCTTGTTGCGCGAGGTCTCGGTGAAATCGTAGAACTTCACCTTGCCCCAGCGGCGGTTCGTCATGCCCTTCCACCAGTCCTTGAAGTCCCGGGCGCACACCCCGCACAGCACGGTCTTCTCGCTGTGTCGGTGGCCGCTCGCCTCGTTGTAGAGGTTACCGCAGGCCGAGCATCTCGGCAGGTCGTCTGTGAGGGTGTTTTCCATTATCTTAATCTATCACAAGACTCCCTCGGTGTACACCGAAATGTTAGAGGTCGATGATGTTCTCGATCCCGATGCCGTGCTCGTCGGGTCCGAAGGAGTTGATGTTGTCCCGCACCGCGCCGACGAAGTCGGAGTCGTCGGGCAGTTCACGCCAGAAGTCGGCGGCTTCCCCGTCGAACGCGATCAGCCACGCCTTCGCGCATCGCTGCTGGCTACTCATAGTGCGGCCTCCGGGTGGGGTAGTCGCTGGCGATCCGCGGCTCCGTGGGGGTGGCGTAGTTGTAGGTGTCGTGCATGGAGGTGAGGTTCAGGAGGGAGCGGGCGGCCTCTTCGTGGACGGGCTTGACCCGGAGCTGAAGGGCGTAGATCTCGTCCCCGGGCATGCCGACCGACACGTACTCCCACGTGGCCGGGAGGGGGATGGAGCCGAGGGCGGTGCCGCGGGTGTACCACCAGCCGCCTTCCTCCGGCCCGCCGTACGCCTGCTCCGTACGGTAGAGGTTCACGTACAGCTGGCTCTCCTCGAACTCCCTCACCTCGACGAGGACCCCGTCGTCGCACCCTTCGATCTCGCAGTGGACGTAGCCGGAGTTCTGGTTGAGGTACTCGGTCTCCCACGCCTTCAGCTCGTCGGGACGGACGTCGGTCGTATTGCCGCAGCCCGTGCAGCGGAACGTGTGCATGTTCACCCGGGTGCTCATGGTTTCTTTCTCCATGGTCTTAATATACCACGGAGTCTACCACGTGTACACAGGAATGTTCTATGAGCAACGACCCGAGTTGCAGTGGAGCGACCCGCAGCTGCTGTTGCAGGAACCGCAGTTGCTGTCGTCGTTCATCAGATCCACGCAGTGGCCTGAGCACATGCACATGGTTCCCGTGTTGCAGGAGGTCATGTCTGCGGGAGCTAGCGCCAGGTCCGGTGCCGAGGCCAGGTCCGCCTGAGCCTGCCCCATGTCCCCACCCACCACGCTCATGTCCGTGATCGGAGCGGTGGCCAGATCCGGACTCGGGGCCTGCGCCAGGTCGGGAGAGGCCGTCATGTCGGCCGTGGGCACCGGAATCTCCACCAAGGGAGGGTACTTTCCGTCTCCGCACGCCACCAGGAACATCGTCAGGAACAGGTGTCTCAGTCTCACGGGTCTACCTCCTATGGTTTTGGCTTCGCTGCACGCTTCTCGAGCTCCAGAACGTAGTCGACCAGGTCCAGCTTGGCCGCGTCGTACGCGAGCTGGGTGTGGTACACGGAGTCTCCGGTTCCCTGGTCCGACGTCCAGCCCCACTGCCGGGCCGCGTCGTCGAAGTCCTCCACCAGCTTCTGTCCCCTCTTCGAAAGCTGGGTGGCGAGATGCGTCTCTCTGGTTGCGTCGACGATCTCCGGCTGGGGCTCCATCCGGCCCGTCTCGATGCTCCCCCACGGACCCGTGAAGTTCGGCCAGGTCCGCTTCGCGTACGCCCAGACCTGGTCCTTCGTGCCGAAGCACGTGCCCAGGAGGTAGGAGTCGTTGGGGCTACCCATGTCCACGCCCTGCTGGGCGGAGAACACGTTCCAGTTCTTCGGCTTTTCGGCCTTCTTGCGAGCCATTAGTAGTCGTAGCCTCCCGACTCCATGCGGCGAGTCATGCGGTCCTCGGCGTCCCAGCGCGCCTCCTGCTCCAGGCGATCGTAGTACTCGTCGGCGATCTCCTTCTGGGCGGGGGTGAGGGCGTCGTAGTCCAGCTCGGGGATGACCCGCTGGCCACCGCATTCCTCGCAGGAGACGTCGTAGATGCCGCCGCGCTTGAAGTAGTTCTCGCGGCTCTCCTCGTCATCGAACGCTTCCTCGAACTCCTCGCGGGTGTACGCGTGGTTCCCGATGCTGGGGTTGAGGTGGGTGCCGTGGCCCTCGCACCGTCCGCAGACCTCGAAGCGGGCCGGCAGCTCGTGGGTGGTTTCCTCCCCCGTCTCCTCGTCCTCGACCGTGATGCGGATGCTTGTGCGTGACATCTAGGCCTCCAGCAGGTAGTATTCCCACCCGCCCTCGACGACTCTCTCGGACACCACCCGACCATCGGGCAGCATCCAGCTGGTTCCGTTCCGGTCCCGGCGGATGTTCGTCACGCCGAGCTGCCCGGCGAGCCGGGCGTAGAGCTTCATCGGGATCTTAGTCCCCACTGTCGTACCCGTAGTTGATAGACCAGACATCGGGCTTCACCTTCTGGGGCGAGCCGCACCACATGTTCCCCGGCTCCAGCTCGGTCCGCATCTCGTCCATCACGGCCCGCTGCTCGTCCTCCGTCCCGCCCTCGAAGGTGACGGTACGGTGGGAGTCGTGGTACCCGCGCCGTGGATTCGCCCGGCTGGTGTACCCGCTCTCGATCGACTTGATAATATCTTTTTTCTCCATGGTCTTAATATACCACGAAGAATCTTAAGTGTACATAGGAAAGATTAGAGGGGAGGGAGAAAGGCGAACGGAGGGGAGAGCTTAGTCGTGCGAGCACTCGTCGACGGAGAAGCCACGGCGGGTCACCGTGATACGGGCGTGGTCGTCGAAGACCGCCAGGAGCAGCTCGTCCGGGAGCGCCTCGAAGATGGCCGAGACGTCCTTGTAGGCGGCGCGCTTCTCGGGCGAGTACTTCTCCTCGGAGTAGCTCGAGTAGTAGTCGTAGCCGTCGTCGTCTTCCTCCGCGTCCTCGTCCGGCTCGCTCGCGTCCCCGCCCTTCATCTTGATGGTGGGCTCGTGGACGCTGAACTCGCAGGCCTCGCCGTCGTTGAAGTACGGCGTGAACTGCTCCCAGCGGATGCCCATGAGCTGAGGGTGCTTCTCGAAGACTTCCTCGATCGCCTCCTTCAGGGCGCCCTTGCCCTCCTGCTGCATGCGCTTCTGGGCCGCGCGGAACGTGTCCTTGAGCTCGGTCAACTTCGACATGGTCAGTCCTCCATTTTGAAAGGGATCGTGCGTTTCTTACGGGAAGGCCCGCCGAACCACGCGTCCAGCGGAAGGTTGGCGAAGCAGCGTTCGAGGGTCGGGATGAAGCCGAGGTCCTCGATCACGTGCTCCTCGGCGATGTCCCGCGGCGAGTAGGTCTTGCCCTCGCTGTTCTTGCGGGTGGTGCCGAAGATCCGCTCGACGAGGAAACACCCGAAGGCGTTGTGCAGGACGGCACGGTGGCGGACGTCTGGCACGGCCACCTTCGTCGAGTCGATGAAGTCGTGGATGTCCTGGTAGTCCTCGGGCACACCACCGTGCCGGCGGACGGAGTTCTTGGCGTGGATCCAGGGCTTCATTCCAGCACCTCCGCGCAGGCGCTGCAGCACCGGGGGATCTCGTCGATGGGCGCGTTCTCTGCCCAGTACTCGTCCATGTCGGCGGCGGTCAGGTCCTCCCCGCAGTCCTCGCAGCGGGGTCGGTCCATCCCGCCATATGGTTCATCCACCGGGTGCTTCCACCTCAGGTCGACGGGCGTGATGAGATCGAGATCATACTCCAGCAGCGGGTAGCAGGCACGCCTCGGCTTGATCCAGTCTTCCGCCGCCTGCTGGCTGAGGAAGGGACCGATCGTATCGAGGTTGTCCCCGTTGCCGTCACCCACCCGGACCAGCCAGACCTTGACGCCACGCATCAGCGAACTTCCGTGGGCTTGATCTTGACGGTGATCTGGCCGTACTCTACCACGAGCTCTTCCTGCGTGTCCCAGTCGGTGAAGATGGCCCAGAGCGGTCCACCCTCGAAGTCGGCCGAATCGTTCGGGTACGCGAAGAGCTCCAGCGCCCGCTCCTGCGCGTCCCTGGGTTGGGCGAAAAGCTCGGGATCGCTCGCCAGGTCCTCACGTTCATCGAAAAGTGTGAGCACGTAGATGATCACTTGCGCCACCCTTTTTCTTTTTCCATGGTCTTATAATACCACGGAGTCTACTCGGAGTACACTACTTTGAGTGAAGATCTCCGAGCTGCCTGAGGCGGGAGCGGATCTCGGCCAGCTCCTGCTTCGTGTGTTCTTGCGTCCGGTCACGCTCATCGAGCTTGCCCATGGCGCGGGTCAGGATCTTGCATGCCACCGTCAGTAGAAGGCTCATGGTTCATTATACCACGAAGCCCTCTCGAAGGGAAGGAAATTAGCCGATCCTGCGTTCGATGATCCGACGCGCCTCGTCTTCACGCCCCTTGATGGACATGTGACCGGAGACGTAGTCGAGCATGTCGTCCGGATCGATCTCATCGTCCATGTCGGCCAGCGCCCCACGGACCAGCTCGTCCACCTGCTGCTCGAAGCAGACTTCCTTGGGACTACGCATAGGTCACCACGTTGTCGAGGACGAACCGCTGGACGGTGTCTTCCACCAGCGTGTAGTGCGCCCCCGCCTTCCGCATGGACTCGGACAGCCCGAGCACCTTGTCCTTGGTGAGGGTGGTCAGGAGCCCGCCCGGCCCGTGCCCGCCCGACCAGATGCGGCTCTGGCAGTCGGACTTCCAGTTCCCGACGGACCAGTGGTTGAAGTGCGCCTTCCGGTCCGGCGTGAAGAAGGTCTCGCCGCTGAAGATGTTGGCCTGTCCGCAGCCCGGGCACTTCGGAGCCAGCGCCTCACGGATCTTGTGGTCGTGGTTGCGCTTGGCCCGACGGAGCTTGTAGGTCTCCGTCATGTTGTTGGGCTTGCAGTGGCTGCGGAAGAACGGCGCCACGATCGGCTCGGTCACGACGTAGCGGCGGTCCTCCGTCTTCAGGCAGAAGCTCTCGAGGATGCCGACGTTCGTCGGATTGCCGGTCAGGTTCGTGCCCCAGTAGCCCTTGTAGGCCGGCACCTGGCACTCGATGGAGCGCCCCGTCTTGTGGTGATAGCGGTACGACTTCCGCTTCTCGCCGCTCTTCCCCGGGTAGTTGTGCTCGTAGATGAACTTCTGGATCTCGCCGAGCATCAGGCCGTTGGGGGAGGCCGCGATGTGTCGGAGAACCTTTTCGGCCAGGGTCATCTTTTTCTTTTTTTCCATGGTCTTAATATACCACGGAGCCTACGCGGTGTACACAGGAAAGATCTAAGTCTCCTGTGACTTCCGGAGGTCGCGGTCGGCGCGGAGGACGGTGAGGAGGGAGAGCTCCTGCTCCGTCAGCAGGGACCAGTCCTTGAACCACAGCTGGTTCAGGAGCTTGGTCTTGCAGTACCCGCAGGTCACCAGGCGCAGGTCGTCGGTGGTCGCGGGAACGGAGTCCCAGCACCAGTAGTCGGTGCTGGGGTTCTCCCATTTCGTCAGCCGAGCCACAGGCTCGAGCTGGTTGGCAGCAAAGTTGCACCCCCCGAGGAAGTGCGTCTTCAGCTTCTTGAGGTCAGGCTTCCGGGGTGGCATCGGGCTCGACTGCGCGGAGCAGGCTCGGGCTCACCGTCCACTGCACGGGCCGCGGGGTCTTGTACCCGTTGCGGTCCATGCTCGCCATGACGATGATGTTCTTGCGGTTGACCCGGCTGACCGTGCCACGGATCTTGGCGCCCGTCTTGGCCGTGAACTCCACGAGCGTGCCCTCGTCGATGGCATTGCGGGCCTTACGCTCCAGCGCTACGTGCGCCTCTTTGAGGACCCGACGTGCGTCCTCGGGCGACAGCTTCAGGATGGCGATCACGATCTCGTTCGGCTTCATTTTCTCCTCCTATTTTTATACTACCACAAGACGCCCGAGGGTGGAAGGACTTTTTTCTTTTTTAGTCGCAGTCCAGGGTGTCGAAATAGAGCGCCCCGACTCCGAAGAACGCGTTGATCTTCGGGTCCGCCAGGCGGCTCCAGCGGCTGCGCTTCTTGCTGAGGACGTAGCCGGTGCCGAAGCCTGCCGGCGTGAACGTGTGGGTCTTGCCCTTGGTCAGCTTCCCCTTGATCTCCTCGAGGGTCTCGGGGGTGACGGTGAAGCCCCAGATGGGGACGGCCACGGAACGTTCCATCCGCGCCACGGACTCGGCCACCTTCTCGATCTGGCGGAGGACCTGCGCGTTCGTCTTCTCCACGTCCAGACCCGGCTCCACGTAGAAGCTGTCCTCGACCCCGCGGCGGTCGAA